TTACCCATGCGTCACACCCTTTTCGCCATCGGTATCGACGTGCCGCTCGCGCTGAACATCAATTTCTTCATTGGCGATCTCATCAAGGACATGCTCCATCGCCACACTGTTCGCCAGAGCGGCGTCGCTCTGCAGATAGGCCTTGGCCGCATACAGCCGGTCCAGCCGATCGCCCACGTGGTGCTCTAGCGTGGTTTCATCGCCGATCGCCAAGTCGGGGGCCTGCTCTTCACCGACTAGTTCCTCCAGCTCGGCCCGCAAGGTCTCGCGCTCCAGGTCGCTGCGGAATGGATCTGCGGTTGGGTCGTCCCTCATTCGGCTAAGGATTTCTGATGTGGTCGGCGGCAACCTGTCGACCACGCCTTCCTGCCGGTCGGCCTCTACCGCCCCACTGTCTTTGAGAACCTCCCCCTCGGCCAAAACACGGCCCAGATCGCTGTGCACCTGGTCGAGACGGTCAATCGCCTTCTCCAGCTCATCGGCGCGAGACAGGTCAAAGCCCTCCTTCTCGGCAATCGCCTTCAAATCCTGACCAAGCCATTGCCGCTCCAGCGCGGCATTACCTGCGCCCATTTCGACGCGACGCGTCACCTCATGCGCTTCAATGCCAGTGCCTTTCAAAGCCTGTTCAAGACGTCCTGTGAGCGCGGGATCCTGCAGTGCACTTTCGGCGTCGGCCTGAATGTTCGCGGTCGAATAGATCCCACTTTTGGACGCATCTTCGAGCAAGATGTGGGACTGCGCTCCCATTGGGCTCAGATGTGACAAAGAGCGATAAATGTCGTTCAGCTCATGCTCCAGCGCGGCGCGCCGCTCCACCGGGGCGTCCGCTACGATGCGTTCAGCTTGGTGGATCTTGTCGTGAAAGGCATCCACGACCTCATCAAACGAATGCTGTTCTTCGGCCATACCATATACCTTTCCATCTGCTTCAATCGGTTTGCCCTGCGCCAGGAGCGTCGCGGCCTTGTCCAAGGCTGCTGCAATGTCATGCTGGTTTTCACGCGAGGCCTCGGCAGCCAGGCCGCGATAAAGCCGCGCGTTCTGCGCCACCTCACGCAAGGTATGGTCGAGCTCTGGACCAACGCGCTCGCGCTCGGTCAGCTTTTGGCCCGTGGCTTCCACGCGACGCTGGTCAACATCGCTCGGCCTCTTCGTCGTGATCCCGCGCTCGAGCTTTCGCGTCGCCTCAAGGCGCAGCCCATAGCGGTCCGACACCTCAACCATCGCCTCGCGAAAACTGTCGTAGTTGAAGTGGTGCCCTTCCTTCAGAAAGAAGAACTCCCCATCCTTACTGCGCCGGTTCAGAACGATATGAGCGTGCGGGTGGACCCGGTCTTCATGAACGGCAGCGACATAGTCGAAGTGGCTGCCTTCACCCTGAAAGAACCGTTCGCAAATTTCGCGCGTGATCTCGGCGACATCCTCGCCGCGCGTCCCAATCGGGAAGGCCATCAGGAGATGTGAGGTGTGCCCGAGCTTCGGGTGGAACCCCTCATTCCACTGCGCCGAAAACCGACGTGTGACCTGCTCAATCTCTTTACCTGACAGAACGCTTTGGCCGTCATAGGTGCCACGGCTGTCGATGATAAAGCTCGACTTGGTGGTCAGGTATTCCAGCTGGTTGCGCAGCTGCGCTTTGTTGTGCGTGCCGCCGTCGCGAATGGCTTTGAAGATCGCGGGTGAATGCCCCATGGCGGCGCGCGCCATCTGCTTTGCGCGGGCGCGCGGGACGCTGCCGCGAATGCGACTCCAGTCCCGATCGAAGAAGGCCTCCTGTGCGGCGGCAACGGCGCTATTCCGGGCCATCGGCAAAGCCTCCCAGTACGCGGGCAACCTCGCCAGACAGCGCGCTTCGTCGGCGCTGCGCCATGTCCTGAACCTGGTCGGCGATATCGAAGATCAGCCCGGCCAAGGCGCGGACTTGGCCATGGGCAGAATTGCCATAGGGCGGTGTCTTGCCCTGTCGCTTTGCCTCATTCAGGCGCTGTGCAATCTGGTTGATGTTGTTGCCGGTGCGATTGAGTGAGGCCGAGAGCCCATGCATCTGATTGGCCAGTTCATCGTCAGGAACGAAAAGATCGTTCGCCGCATAGATCAGCCGCCGCAACCCGTCGGCGCGGCTGTTGATATCATGCCGCGTCAGCACCGCATCAAAGCTCGCAAGCTCTCTTGGCGTGAGCCGGACATTCACCAGTTCTGAACGCACGCGTGCATCCAACTTGCGGCTTTGATCGGCCTTCAATGTGTAGAAGATACTGCGGGTCGTGACGCCGAATTCGCGGGCCAGATCCTCGATCGCCACCCCTTCGGCACGCTTGCGCACGATGGCAAAACGCTGGTTTTGCGTCAGTCGCTTGTGCCGTGGTGCGCGCGGTCGGCCCATGTGAAGTAATCACCCCTATTTCTTGCCAGCATCATACAGGCAGCCCTGTTATGGCATTTCGCCATAATTGATGCAATATTATAATATTGCATCAACTGCTTGTATTCCGTTTGGAGCAGCAGCGTGCTGCTGCTACCGGTGGGTGATGGACAGATGTACCAAAACGCCAGTATGTTCCCCGATGCGTGCTACGCTGCTCTTGCTTAAGAGGCGCGATTGACTTGGTACAGAACGCGAAGCTGCAACTGCCTAAAATCGAATAGACAAGAGATTTCCGAAGTATGAGTATTTACGATTTTATCAGCCAAAACCTTCTAGCGACATATGGGGCGGCTGTAGGAACGATTGCCTTGGCGCTGAATTTTATGCGCTACCGTCACGCCATCACGGGCTCAAAAATCCGACTTCAAATCGAGGTGCTCACAGAAAAAACCGAAGAAGCGTTTCAAGCACACCTCAATCCCCCAGCAGAAGAGCTGAGCTTCTCGAGTGCTCCTACCTCCTGCATCACCCATAAAGTAAAGGTCCGTAATGTCGGCGGCGTGACCGCACATCTGCAAGACGTGTGGGTTGAGACACAGAACGGAAGAAAAAACGCCACGATGCCTTACGGCGGTAGTCAGCAAAACATTTACGGGGCGGTCTCTGAGCGCGGCAACGTCGAAATCGCTCCTCGCTCCTCTCATTCTTTTTCTGTCTTCTCCACAAAAGAGGGTGGATACCTAGAAATCAAGAGCGCCCACGCAACCGACGAGACTGGCAAAAGCTGGCGAACATCTCGCTTTAAGCGCCCCACTTAATTCCGATTGGGCCGGATATTGACTTAGAAAAACAGCTGACGCGACCATCGGAAACCACATACCCGCTGTTGACCCAGTGAACGCGGTTGCCCGTGTCCACTGCCGTTTTGATCTCTTCCAAAGTCATCGCAACGCCTCCTCAAGGATTGCGAGAGCCCCAAGACAATCGTCGATATAGGGCTGCTCCTCGCCATCCAGATCGTTCAGCTCCAACCGGTTCAACACCGTGTAAAGCGTGGCGCGCGCCTCGCGGGCGGCGCTCCGCAGGCTCACGGTATCGTCCAGACGCGCCGTCGCAAAATCATCGCTGTGATAGTCCGGTGTCATGCTGCCACCTCCTTGCTTTGACCTGCTGCGTGCAAGACAAAATCAGCTGCCTTTTGCGCCTCAGACGCCGCACGAAAAATCGCTCGTTTGTCGTCTTTCAATGCCTTCAACCAGCCCTCAACATAAGCCGCACTTTGGCCAAATTCCGGCGCAACCCCGATCCGCGCTCCAAGGAAACACGCGCCAATCTCGGCTACCAGTTCTTCGAATGCATAGGCCTCACGGTTCGCAAATTTCTTGATCCGCTCAAGCCGCTTTTCACTGCCAGTCCAATGGATCACCTCATGGGCCAACGTACCATAGTAGCCTGCCGCATTGTGAAAGGTGGCAATCGGCGGCATGTGGATGTGATCTTTGGCGGGGCTGTAATAGGCGCGCGGGTTGTCACTGGTGAGGATCTCCGCCCCTGTCCGGCTGAAGAACGCCTCAAGCTCTGGATCTTCCGTCGTGCCAAGGTCGCGTGGGGCCTCGGGCCGGATGTAGTAATCCTCCGGCAACCCCTCGATCTGATCTGCATTGAACACGCGATAGGCGCGCGCATAAGGCAGCTCCTCCTCGATGCCCAATTCGTTCTCTCTGATGAACGTCCCGTATTTGACCACGGTGGACGACGTTTCACCTTTGCGGACTTGGCCGCCCAGCTCTTGCGCCTGTTTGTAGGTCATCCAGCGGCTCGAAGCATAGCCATGCTTGGCCGCCATGACCCAGAGCAGCAGGATATTAATCCCGCGATACTCCTCGCCGTTGTGTCGGGTCGGCAGGGCAATGCCGGACGCGCTTCCGGTCCACGGCTTGCGCCATGGCGGCGTGCCTGCCTCGATCTCTGCAATAATGGTGTCGGTGACGTGGGCATAAACATCAAACTTCGGTGCCATTTGTGGCCTCCTCGATCAAAGTTACGCGGTTGAGGCTTCGCGCCCCCTTCCGCCGATGGGCTGCGCCTCGGCCACCTGATCTGACCGAATACGCATGTATTCGGCGGAACAGAGTGGGAGAGGGCAAAGCCCGACCCACGGCCCTGAACGGGGCTGTCAATCGGCCACATTTGCGAAGAAAATGTCTGCCCCAAAATCAGACACCAATTTGTCCCGCGAGGAATGGCTCGCCCGCGAGACAGGGGAAATTGTTGGCTGATTTTAGGGATGGACTAAGGTTGACCGCCACGGTCAGGGATGTTGGGCGGACCAAACAAAAAAAAGGATGTCTGAACCGGGGTGAGCGGGCCAACGGTCCGTTGAATCCTGGTGCAGTCTATTGCTAACAAGCCGTCCTAACGGGACGACAATCATCTGATTTCGTGTTTAAAGTATGCTGCGCAAGCAATCGTTAGAATCATGTTTTCAAGGAATAATTCATGCAAACAGAGGGCTCATTCGGTCGAACAATCCAGCTTTTCCTCGTAGACGGGAAGCCAACTGGGCTGCGAAAAGCGACGATCCATGGTTGGACAGGTTTGCTTTTTGTAAGCGGTGCTTCCGCTTTCGGTGACCTTACCGCTCGAGAAGAGGTCGATCGGACCGGCATCTACATCCTATCGGGTCCTGATCCAGAAAAGGGCGGTGCAACACGCGCCTATATTGGCTCTGGGAACTCTGTGGCTGAGAGGATCAAGCAAAGCGCGATCAAAAGAGATTTCTGGGAAACGGCCATCACCATTACGACAAGTGACGACGACCTATCCAAAGGGCACGCGGAATACCTTGAGGCGCGGCTCATCGAGCAAGCCGCCCAAGCGGGTCGAGTGACGTTGGATAACGGCACGCAGCCGGACACCAGTAGGCGGCGATTGCCAGAGGCTGACGTCGCCAATATGGAGCAGTTTCTATCAAACTTGCGCATCATTCTGCCCGTGATCGGTCTGGACATGCTCAAGCCACAACCGCGCGCGGTGACACAGACAGCGAAGCCGCTCGACGAGCGGACCGAAGGAGAAGTGCAGTTCGAGATCCGCCACAAGAGCGGCGTCAAAGCAACTGCAGTCGAAGAAGACGGTGAATTTGTTGTGCTGGAAGGGTCCGAGGCGCTCACCGAAACCGGCTATGTCCAACAGAGCTATGGCAGCTTGAAGGAAAAGCTCATTTCAGACGGCATTCTAGTCGCAGACGGCAACCAAAAACTCCGATTCACGAAACCTTGGTCGTTCAATAGTCCTTCGGCCGCCGCTGCTGTCGTCTTGGACCGAAACAGCAACGGACGCCTGGAGTGGAAAGTTAAAGGATCGAAGCAGACGTACCACGACTGGCAACAAGCAGAAGCGAACACCCCCGACTAGCTCGCTCCCCAAATATCACACAGCCAGTCGGACATTCCTGGCGAAAGACACCATTTGGATATTCCTAACGGGTTCTAAGCCATCAAGAATTTGTAGTTGTGTGCTTCGGCATCAGTGCCCTTAATGATCGCATATTCCATACCGGATGCGTCAGCCATCTGCTCAGCATATTCACGTTTAGCCTGCACAATCGGATCGTCGATCATATTGTCACCTTTCACTTCAACGATCACGTAAGTCCCGTCGTCTTTTTCGAACAGGAAATCAGGATAGTAGCTGCGGACCATTCTTGACTCGGGATCCACATACTGGATGAAGAACTCAGACTGGCCGTGGGTAAGCATCCCTGTGAAGTACAGTTTCTTGACAGCTCCTTCCCGGATCAAGTCCCAAAAGAGCGTCTGCTCTGGCCGCGAGTCAAACGCATATGTATCCAAGTGGAACGATTTCGAAGAAACAAGCGCATCGTCAACGTCTTGATCTGTCACCACCAGTTTTGGATCGGCCATTACAGAGTATGAGCCATTTTCGGGCAATCTCACGAGTTCGACTTCATGCTCTTCGGTGAATTCGTGTTGCTCCAAATCGTACAAAAGACCAAAGAGGCGCGGGATCACCACGTCGTAGAGCAATTCGTTGTAATCGTTGATCGCGTCGAGGATGTTTTGAATGCCTTCACCGGTGGATTTAAGGATCGCTTCGATTTCCAACGGGCTGCGCCCCAAATACCTCGCGACTTCGGAAACAAGCATGATCTCCGAGAACTCGACTTTCTGTCGTAGTTCCGTCCGGTCGATGGTTTTGGAGGAAGCCGTTTTGCCTATTTGAGATGGCTCGATGCCGCTTTGTACAGTCTCGAGGAGGTTGTACTTCCCGGTCAGCATTTGCCAAGCGCTCTTATCAGCGCGATTTATGCCAAGCTCCTGGTTTGGAAGCAGTTCCTTTTCGATCAGTTCAAACGAACGGCGAACGCGTTGCAGCTTGATCCGCTCAACGGGTTCTTTGACCAAAATCTCGTATCTTTGCTTATGGCTATTTGCATTGTTCAGGTCGTCCGCAGACAGCCTGAAGTTTTGGCTTAGCTCGTCGTTCAGAATCTGAAGGTTGTCAGCGGACAGATAGACATGCGCTGTGTGCTGGGTTTCGCCGATTGACCGAAAACAACGCATAGTGGCCTGAAGAACAAATACCTTCGACTTTGGCGTCCGGAACATCGCCACGCTGAACAGCGAACGACAGTTCCACCCCTCGCGCCCCTTGTTCACCAGTAGGATGAACTGCTTTTTGGAACCCGGCGTATCAAGGCGGATGAACTCGCGAATGTCGTCGTTCGTTGTCTTGTCGTCTCCGAGGTTTACGAGGATGCTGTCTGCAGGGAGCCCTTTCTCTTCAAGAATTTTCGCGACAAGCGGCTGGAGCTCGTTGCGCACCTCTTCAATCGTGGTGGCGAAAATCGCCATCTTTGGAAGCAGACCTTCAGGACGCAATTCGTCGGTTTTCGTGAGAAAGTCATCGATGGCGATGCGAAGGAACTCTTCGGACTTGGTGTTCGAATAGCCGTGCAGATCAGCTTTCTTCAGGTATTCGTTGGCGATCGCGTCGCTCAAACCATAGGCATAGACGACTTCGGGCAGCACGGTTTGGCCGATATATGGCGTACCAGTGTAGTTGAAACAGGCGACAACGCGCGTTCCGGCCCGCTCGAGGCGTGAGGCCAGCTTGTCGATGGTCGTGCGCAGGCTATTGTCCGTTTCTTTCGCCCCGATGCCCATATCTTTGGCCAGTTTTTTGCCAAAGGCGTGGTGCGCCTCGTCCACGTAGATGCCCAGCTGTCCAAGGCGCGTTAGCTTCTCAAACCGTTGGTTGGTGGTCAGCTCGCCTTCTTCTTCCGGCGTGTCGAAATCGTATAAGTCAGCGGCATCGGCATAGACGCTCCCGCTCTCTTTGAACATATCCGGCGTTGCGCCGAACAGATCATCTATGGCGGTCTTTTCCTTGTTCTTTCGCTTCAGAATGATCTTCTGCGTGTTGGACACAATGACGTTGAACATGGACTGGTCGAGTGTGTCGAGGGACGTTCCCGCCTCTTCCAGAAAGTGGAACCGGATGTGGGACGTCAGAAAGTTCACGTACTCAGGCGGCACTACCTTGGACAATTCAAAGGTTTCAAGCTCGCGCAGCGACAAAAGCACCGTTTTATCAGGCGAGAATACCAGCGCGTTGTGGCAGTATTTTGGGTCCTTCTTCCATTTGTTGGCCAAGATAAACTCGTAGAAGATGCACGTGGCCATCAGAATGGTTTTGCCGGTGCCCATGGTCAGCGCGAAGATGTAGTTCGGATAGGCCCGCGCGTTTTTACGCATGGCCTTGAACACGTCCTCGTATTGCTTCTGGGATACGTCCTCGAACAGGCTGATTTGCCCGGTATCGGCTGCGACGCCGCCTTCGGCGCGGTCAGCGAACACGCCCTCTTTTTCATACCATTCCTTGAAGATCTGTTCGATGCGTTTGTTGTCCAAGAACTCCTTCAAGAACACATAGATTTCCAGCGCCTCGAACTGCGGCGTGCGCAGGTAGGCGTGGGCGTTCTCGGGGTCGTTGAAGTCGAGGAACTTCTTGGACAGGTCGCGGTAGCTCACCCTGATCCGCTTTTTGTTCTGCTGGTAGAACGTCAGAAGGAACTTGAAGAAGGCGAATTCGCCAAGGGCGGCGTCGGTCTTTTTAGGCATCGATGCTGCCTTCCCAAGATTCCGACAACAGATCGGTGATCTTCACGCGCACCGTGCCTGCGTCTTCGGGCACTTTATAGCGGCCGCTGACCAACTCGTTCTTTTCGGGCACGTCCAATTCGACCGGCTGCAAGATCGCGCCGTCGTAGTTCCAGTCCACCATGATGCTTTCGACCATCTCGCGCCAATCGGTGACTTGTTCCTTCTGGAGCGAGAGCTTTTGCAGCAGGTTCATCGGGTAGAAGCGTTCGATTTCCAGATGGCCGTCCTTGATGGCCAAGCGCGCCTCGGAGTCACGTTTGAATTCGAGCTGGGACTTGTCGCGCAATATGTCCACGACCTCCACATCGATTTTGTGGGGTTTCACTTCGAGTTCGAGCTGCGCTTTCAGGTCGGGCTCGTGCCCCATGCAGACGAGCAGGATTTTTTCGACCGGCTGGTTCGGGTTGGCGTTTTGGCGGCGATCAAAGGCCTTGTAGTCAAAGCCTGAGATAAGCTCGGACAGGTCTGCTTTGGTTGCGATGCGGTTGACCGGCATGATCTTGACCATGCGCCCATCTTTTTCGCCATCGTATATGGAGCTGGTTTCGATTTTCTGGATTTCAAGGGCTTCCACAAGTAAGGCCTTCGCTTCCACAGGGTTCCTAAAGATGTCGTAGTTATTGACGTTGTAGACTTCGAAACCGGCCGACGTGTCTTCACCAAGAGAGGCAGGCTTACCCAAGATGTTTATCAACCTTTTTGTTGTGGTTTGAACGGAACCAAGGTTGATATCTGCCCCCAAGAAGCGTCTTTTGAGCTTGGCCGCCGCACTTTGCGTTGTCCCTGAGCCCATGAAACAATCAAAAACCAAGCTGCCTTCGTCGCTGGAGGCGGCAAGGATCCGTTCCAATAGCGCTTCAGGTTTCTGCGTTGGATAGTTTTCCTTCTCTTTTGCTTGCGAATTCAGTCTTGAAATGTCGGTCCAAAGATCAGACAAAACCATTCCAGGCATCTCATCAAGGTACCGTTTATACCGCGCAACGCCATTTCTAGTGTAGTAAATTCTGCCAGCGTCCTCGAGCTTTTGCATGGATTCCTTGGGCCGTCTCCAAAGCTTGTCATGCCCATTCCATTCATACTGATAACCGCCGCCACTTAGCCCGTAGGCCGTCAGATTATCGTCTTCAAATTTCCTGCCGTCCGGATCTTTCTTCTGATAGTGCGAAGCCAAGTATTCATCATCATATGGCCCGTACAGTTGGTTCCAAATCGGCGTGTCCGTTTTCGTGTACATCAAGATATGGTTTTGCATATCGTTGAAGAAACTCTGATCACTGTGTCCAGGCGAAGATTTCCAACAGATCCAAGACCTGAAGTTTCCCGTGCCGAATATCTCATCGCAAATCAGCCGAAGGTATGAACTTACTCGCTGGTCGCAATGCAGATAGAGCGTTCCTTTGTCACTCATAAGCTCACGGAGAACGACCAGACGCTCATACATAAACTGGAGGTATTCGTCGTTGTTCCAAATGTCTGTATACTGCTTTTCCTCGAAGGAAGCGGTATCACTTTTGACTTCTTTCCCGCGCAGTTTGATTTTCTTCTTGTAGTCGGCCTTTGAGTCAAATGGCGGGTCAATATAAACCAAATCCACCTTGCCCCTGAAAACTTTCAGAAGGTGGCTCATGACCTGAAGGTTGTCGCCCCAGAAGATTTTGTTGCGCCAACCGTCAACCTCATCGCCATAGGTTTCTTTCAACTGTGCCGGATAGAATTGGGTCGAGGTAAAGGGCCGCTTACCGCGCCAATTGAGCATCGGATAGCCCTTGATCGGCTGGAATTTGTACCCATCCACAGACGTCGCCACAGCCTCTGCGCCCAAGTCCATTTTTTCTTGTTCGTCAGCCATCACGTACCGCCCGCCCTAAAATTCCAGTTCTTCATATCGCAATAGGCCCGCATATCGCAGTTTTCACACAGCTTTGCGGGACGTTCCTTGATCGCATAGTCGCGACCCTCAATCCGGTCCACGACGGCATCAAACGATGCGATAGTTTTGCCAATAGCCTTACCGTCCTTTTCGAACGAAATAAACGGGTTACTGTCCTGCTCGCCGGTATAGTATAGATGCGTCTTGCTGACCTTCTCGCCCGTCCGTTCCTCAACCAAGTGGGCGTAGACCTCAAGCTGACGCTGATATTGGCGCAATCGGCTGCGGTCCTTCTCCATGTCCGGCTTACGTTCCGACTTGAAGTCTATCAGCTCGACCGTGCCGTTTTCGCCCCTGATCAGGTCCACACTGCCCTTGAGGATGTAGCTGTCCTTGACCAATGAGATGTCGACCTCGGCCTCCTTCAGCCGGTCGAAATTCTTACGTTCGCGTTCCACGTATCGTTCAACATGGCCATGCGCCGCCCTCAGCGACGGCGGAGCCAGATATTGCCGCTCGCGCTTGGAGAGGTAGTGGTAGTTCGTGTCGAACCACCCTTTGATCTGATCCTCGGTGACCAGATGCGGTTCACCCCGCAGGACGGCCTTGTGCACGTCCTCAATTGTCTGGTGCACCAACGTACCAAAGAGCTGCGCCCCCGCTCGGATCGGCTGGAACTCGAGTTCTTTGAAGAAGCGGTACTGTTCAGCGCAGTTCTCGAACAGGGTGATGTGCGAGGTGAAGGAGTATTCCCGCTTGAGGTTCACGTCTTTGACCTGCTCGAAGTCAAAGTTCTCGACCACGAACTTCGGATCGCGCCAATGGGGTAGATCATGGAAGCAGTCATCGAAGTACCGCGACGGAGACCGGCCACGCCCTTCTTTGACCTCCGTGGCAAGTACCAAAAGGTTCTGTGCCCGCGAAAAGGCCGTGTAGTAGAGCCGTCGGAAGTCAAAGAACTTGGTTCGCTCCATCGGTTCGAACGGTGGTTTGTTCAGAAAGGGTTCGAGCAACTCATCGATGTCCGTCCATTGCTTGCGCGGCGTCGCCTCGAGCGATCCACAGATCACAATCGGGAACTCGAGCCCCTTGGACTGGTGGATGGTCAGGAATGAGACGCACCCACTGGGTGCGTATTCGCTGTCATCCTCGTATTCATTGATCCCACCCTCGTGCAAAAACTTGAGGTAACGGTTGAACAGATCCCGGATATTCTGGTCCAAGAAGCGTGGGTTCAGAACCGTTATGTAGTGAAGATATTCGAATTTCACTAACAGCTGGGAAAACGTCGCCAAGTTGCGCGCCGCGCGTCCTTTATCAACGCCGGTCAGTTGGTCTTCTTCCAGAAACCTGCTGAAGAGCGGAAACTGAAGCAGCTGATAGAACAGCCCGGAAAACGCGTAGTCAGCATCTGCGGTCAGGTTGAGATGTCGTTTGGCCAACGGCCGCGCCCATTCCAGCAACCGCTTATTCTCTGGTTTGCGCAGTTCCTGAACGAACAGTTTGAAACACTGCTCGTCATAGTACTCCCAAACACGCATCTCGAGATCTGCGCGCTCCTGTCGAACATCTGCAAACTGCGGGAACAGGAAGATCAGCGCACCGATCATCAACCTAATCTCTTCGCGCTCAAAATAGAGGTTGGAGCGCGGCGAATAGACCGGGATGCCGTTGGACTCGAGGTGCCGGGCAAGCGCAAGCACTTTGTCGTTTTTCACAGACCGGAACAGAAATGCGACCTGGTTCCAGTCTGTCAGTTCGCCAGACGCCTCGAGATGGCGCAGGAACTCGTAGACTTCATCCTGAAAGCTGTTGTCGTCAGTTTGGGTGATTTTCAGAACCGAGCTGACGTCCGCAAAATCATCGGGGCGCGGTTCGATAACCTTGTCATACCGGTATTGCGCGTCCTTATCGCTCCATTCTTCATCAGCGATCCAAGAGTTGTAGAAGTCGATAATTTTCGGGTCAGAGCGATAGTTTACCGTAAGGGATACTTGTTCACATTCGCCCTTCGCAAAATTGCTGGGGTACTCAAGAATATTCCGAATAGTCGCGCCGCGAAACCGGTACAAACCCTGATCATCGTCGCCCACGACGCACAGGTTTTTTGTGTCACCGGCCAAGTGGAAAAGTATCTGCTCCTGGATCGTGTTCGTGTCCTGGTACTCATCGACCATAAGGTGGGAGAACTTGGATTTCAGGCTGTCTAAGACACCGGGGTGATCCTTCAACAACCGCAAAGCCTCGAACTGAATGCCCGAAAAATCGAGCGCATTCGCCTCTTCCAATAGGTGCTGATAGGTCGCGAAACACTCGGCAAGCGCCTGAAGTGACGCTTGCTCTGAGCCTTCGAGCGCCTTGATGTCCAGCGTCTCTTCTGTGACTTTGTTCAGCCACTTTAGGAGCTGCGTCGATTGATACCAACGTCCAGACCGGTCTTCGCCAATTAAATCGGTGATTCCATCGATGCCCTTGAACTCTCTGAGACGTTGGTAGAGGAAATATTGCTGATCAAATTGGTCGAGAAGATTGAAACTGCGCTTTAACCTCGTGAATTCGCTATGATCCTTTAAGATGCGGAGGCACAAAGAATGAAACGTGCCAATGTACATCTCGTTGACGTTGAAACTAAGCCCGGCAGACATCAATCGGTTCGAAATGCGGGTTGTTAGCTCTTGAGCCGCTTTTTCTGTGAAAGTTACGACCAAAAGAGATTCAGCCGTGGCTTGTCCGGCCGCGATCAACGCCACAACGCGCTCCACAAGGGTGTACGTTTTTCCTGAACCCGGGCCTGCAATAATTAAGACTGGCCCATCTGAGCATCCGATCGCACGCTTTTGACTTTCGTTTGCTAGCGAACTTGAAATTGTTCTGGCTCCCAAATGACTTTCTGCAACTAAATGGCGCTGGAATAAATCGAGCCATAGCCCGACTCGAACTGGCACACACGCCTAGATTGTCGCCGAAAATCCAGCGTTCGACCAGCCCAACTTCGGTCGTCAGGCCAATGAATTTTCAATGAAAAGCCCTTTCTCGACTTGGTTTCGTGAGGCTTTGCCCAAAAGCTAGGGCGGAATGCCCGCCCTAGCGCTGAGGTCATTCGGTGACGGGATCGTCATCGCGGCGTGGAAAGGCGACCATCTCGACGTTGGGGAACATGCTGTGTTTGACGTTAATTGAGGTAATGTTGCCGCTGTCGTCGGTGTTGACGAAGAGGACACCGCAGCGGTCCCAGAAGTTCTTGCCGTCTTTTTCGCCGGATTTGACGTTCAGTTTCAGAGTTTGCGTAGCCAATTTTCAATCCTCACTTTGAGTGTTTCGATGAACATGGCCAAAGCGGGCACCAAGGGGATGTCAGCGGGAAAATTGCCTCGCGAGGAACGCGCTGGCGCAGGGGAATTTTCTTGTTGAAGCGGTGCTTGCACCGCGTCTGGCACGGCTGCCCGCTTATGTTCAGCAATCAGAAACACGGCGTTGAGGATCTGAGTTTGGTCATCAATCTCTGGGCTGGCCCGTCAAAGCTGGCCTGGAACGCTGCAACTACTGTACTGGGCCTGCAGATTGCTCACAGTAAATATGATCTACCGACCATAAAACGGAAATATGATCTGCGGATCATACGGCATGAAAGGCAATCGCCCGACGTCGTATGCCAGCAGCAATGGCATCTGCCAATGGCTGTGGAAACCCATCCGGCAGGTCTGCTAGCGTCTTGTCCAAGGCGGGTTCAAGCTCAGACGCGACGCCCGACAAGACCTCTTCCGCCAGCGCCACACCAAAACCTGCCGCCTTCGCAGCCTGCAGGAAATGGCGCGGTACGACCTCGTTGATCCTATAGTGCCCGTCGATCGCCATCGCGAGACGCATCCGGTTCTGGCGGATTTGACCGTCATCCACGGCTTTCTGGGCGCTTAGCACGTCATAAAGCGGGGTTATGCGGAAACCGCCGGGGCGCAATGCAATGCTGAAGTTCTTGGCGTGCCCGTCCGTCGCTCCCAAAAGCCAAAACAGCACCTGCGCGCGGAAGAAGGCACGCTGATCTGCTTCAGGGTCATCACTACCGGTCAACAACCCGATCCCTTCAGTGATCCCCGGCCCGCCATCCATTTGGTATTTCTGGCTGGGTGGAACTGTGAGCGCCTGGCAAAAGTCTTCCTGCGGGAGGCGGATCAACCGGCCATCTTTGGTCCAGCGCCGATCGAACCGGGTCACAACAAGGCTCCGCACGTCCTCGAAGTCGGCAATCTCGACTTCAGCCACATCCATGCCCATGGCCCGACAGAGGTTCATGCAGAAAAATTCGTTCTCAACACTGTCAGACAAATCGATCTCTGCGGGCAGAACGCCAAGCTGCGTCTTGAGGATATGGGTTGTTGGGGTGAGCCCCGATGGGCGGATCCACGCGCCCTCGTGGCGTAGCAGCGCCGTTTTCTCCTGCGCCCCTGCGATAGAAATGCGGAAGTCGTCTTCCTCGTCTAAGCCAAGGGGGGCACTTGCGAGGTTGCGTAACATATCCGCAATCTGTGCCTCGGAAACGGGCTCTCCCTCGAGTGCGCCAACCTCGGGGATCTCACCCGAAACGAACTGCAAGGCCCCCACACAATCGCGGCCGATCTTCTCCAGCATGTGCCACGCGTCCGTGCCGCCCGCACGCACCCGTGCAGCAACGCGTTCTCGTATCGCCTGACTGTCCGGCAGCAGGTTTTCCAGGTAGGCAATGACAGGGCCGCCTTGGTGCGCCTCTTCGCGCAATGGCAGTGACAGCGAGATTGGCATGGCGTGCTCCCACGACAGCCAGTCCTGATCGTAAGTAAAACTGATCGCGCCCGAGCCAGCGAGACGTAAGGCCCCCACCAGCCTTCCATTCAGAAGCACCTGCATCGTGCCACTACGCCCGCGTTTGGCCATCAGAAGATATCCTCGATTTCAAGCGAGCCACCGCGCTCCACCAATCGGAACTCAAGCCCAAGTGCCGCCATGACAGCGAGCACTGTGGCGAGCTTGGTTCCCGCGTCGCCATTCTCGAGCGACGAAATCGTCGCGACGCGCAAATTCGTGCGCGCGCTGATGTCGCTTTGGGTCCAGCCGCGCGCTTTGCGCGTCCGGCGGAGTGCCTCGCCGATCTGCTCGGCCGTTCGTGCTGTGAGGTCCATGATGTGGTTCCTTTTACGGCACAGCGTAAATCAAAACAAATTACGCCGCAACGTAAATATCTACTTTTTACGCCATGGCGTAACAATCGAGCCGCACTTATGCCTGCAGCCCCGCAGCGCGCACCTGCTCGGGCGTCACCAGCTTTGATGCGATCAAATCCTCGATCTGCCGGTTGGTGATGTGGCGGCATAGAGGATGGCGCTCGTGGATCCATTCGGCGAGGCTCGCTCGGCCTTTGGCTTCGGCCTCTCGCGCCTTCTCGCGGTCGGCCTGCACCTGGGCAAGCCCCGTCTCCCACCGGCGCATCTTGAACCAATTGTCCGAGAAACAGACCTTGCTCCGCGTGTAGCCTTCGCTTTCCTTGGCATAGGCTTTGACCGCTTGCTTCAGATCATCGGGCTTCACTCCCGCCTTCACAGCTGCTGCGATCAGGCGCAGACTGGTTCGCCGGTCTCGGATCCTGTCTTCGGGATAGGCCGCCAGGATCTTCTCAGCTTCAAAATCTTCAACCTCCGCCGCCGCCTCGCGCTTGCGCGTAGGTGGTTTATGGATGGTTTTAGGATGGTTTGGGGTCCACCGTGAACCCCGTACCCAGTTCACCGTGGACCCCGTACCGGGTTCAGGCTGGACGGGGTTCACAGTGACCCCCGTGTCGATGTCGGGCTCAGCCGTGGGTTCGAGCGCGGCCACGCGCTCCAGAACGATGCGGTAAATGACGGTGTAGCCGTTCTTGCAGTGCCGCCGCCCCGTCTCGATCAGAATGCCTTCGCGCAGGAAGTCGATGATGGTGCGCTTCACCGTGCTCTCGCTGAGCTCTGTGTGGCGCTGGATCGTCCCCTTGGAACACCAGATGCCTGAGCCGTCATCGCTCGCCTTGTCGGCCAGGAACATGATGATCTGCTTGCGCGCGGCGCTGCCAAAGCGGCGCTCGGCGCATTCATTTGCGATGCGCCAGCTCATTGGACCACCTCGCCGGTCAGAGGTCGCGAAAAAGCCGACTGAGCGTTTGCGGAGCGATGGTGGCCCGTGCTAATGTGCTTCGAAAGCTGACAGGCTTTTTCTATTTGGCCCCGGTTCACAGTTGCCGCTGTGACGGGGCCTTTTTCGTTTTGAACCGGCGAATTTGGCTTTGAAACTTTCGCTTTTTGTTCACTTTTTGTTAGGGGGTGTTTTGCACCCTTAAGCCGTTGTTTTCGCTTATGCTCTTTCTGGATTGCAAATCCGTGTACACGAGTTCGATTCTCGTACTCGCCTCCATTTAAAATCAATCACTTACACGACATTCCCAAACACTGAAAAAACGCTCGCAACACGTTTCGCAACATTCCTGTTTCGGTCCCGTTCTGTTCCTCGGCCTATTCACCAGTAATTTTTTGATGCCTGGACGAGGATTTGAACCTCACTCCATCGGCTCGGATTCGATGCTGGTGCGATAGCCGCCACTGTCCAGGTTATGGGTCGCGCGGGTGATCAACCATTCTCCATCGATGTAAGATCTGAACCCGGCCGCAAGCAGTTTCCCCTCCGCCATGGCATCGGGATCACCCGGCATTGTGATCAACAAAGACCGCCCAGCGCGCTGCAGTTTCTGGAACTCTGAATCCGCGGCTGTCTGTGCTGCATCCTTGTTTGGAAACCGGCGCTTTAATCTGCGTACCGGTTCCCCCTCGCCCGCCGTGCGCTCCTCCGGCTTCCCCCTTGCAAGGTCCTGATACACAGCGACAACGGATCCGGCCTTGGCCTTCACGCTGTTGCGGTAGCGCCAGCGGCTCACCTTCTTCTGCGTCAGCAGCAAGGTCGGCATGGGTTGCCCGGATGCAGTCAGGCTTTCACCCCGCTTGGCCATGACAATACGTCCGTCCCCTGGTTTGGCGATGGCGTCAAAGTCCCGCGCCACCCGGGACAGCAGGTTCATGTCACTTTCATCAATCTGGTCGATGTGAGGCAAAGCCAGATCTGCCAGGCTCTGTGACACTGCAGGTTCCATATCGTGTTCACCTGCGATTTTCTCGACCAAGGCACCGATGCTGGTACCCTCCGGCCAGCTGCGCTTTTTCTGGTCAGTAAGAGCCGTTTTGCCGCTGGTTGTTTCGCCGTTGATCGTAGCCAAACCTGTGATCATCATCCGGTCTGGTGGGCCTTCAACCTCGACACTGTCAGCCGTGAACATCCCCATGTATTTCAGCTGCAGCGGGTAGCCCAACCAAACGCGGATCTCAGCCCCCGCCCGCGGCTCTACCAGCCTGCCAAACAACGTTGTGTCGCTGAGAGTGATTTGCACATTATCGGACTGAACCCCGGCAGCATCGGTCAGGGTCAGACTTACAAGACGTGGCGCAAGTACGCCGCTGATGTCCGTCCCATCAACGGTGATGCGAAAGAAGGGCAGGAAATCCATCAATCCCATAGGCGCACCGTCTCGGATTCCTTAGGGGCATCAATCACAGGAAGCTGCACCAGGGTACCGATCGGCAGAACAGGCCCTTTGTCAGCCAAGCCGGGATTTGCCTCGAGCACGATTTCCAACGCACCCGCTACTTGGTTGCCGTAGTGACGCCAGGCGATTTCGTCCAAGATCTCGCCGTCTTTAGAACGGTAGGAGGCTGCGAAGTCCGCCATCATATCTCCTGATGTTGAGAGTGAAGTCTTGCCGAAGGGGCGCACCCTGAGCGGCAAACTTGCGCTGCTCTTCGCGTACCCCCTCGATGACCCAGATGCCCATAACCTTCCCGGTGCCCGCCATCATGGGCATCGGAAAGCCCAGCTCTGCAGTCCGGCGCATACGGTTCAGCTGATCCAGGCCGCCTTTGAAGTGAGGGTAGATTACCCCCTGCAAGGTGATTGTATCTGGCCCCAGCCCGGTAAATTGAAGCGCGTCAGCAGCGCCAACCTGTTCAATCGCGGCCCAGCGGTATTCGCTGGATCGGCTCAGGCTCTGATAGGCCGCGTTATCGATGCTGAATTGATATCCGCCCAGCTGCAGCATGGTTCCTGCCATCATCCGCCCCCGTACTGGCCATAGTCATGCGCACCGTCATAAAGCGCCCCCGCCTGCGCAGCCCGGCCACGGCGTTCCAGCTCGTCAGCGAGATCGGAAACTGACATGCTTTGCGCATTGATCTGGGCGTGAATAATGACCGGTGCTGGCTGCGCCGCTGGCGCCAGTGCTGCCATCATGGCCGGTGTCATAGTTTGCGCCGCCTGCTGAACCTGCTGCATCACTGGGGCTGCTACCGCCTGTGCCTGATCCATCGCCCGGCGCAAACCGCCGCCCAGCGCGGACATCAAAGGCTCGGCGCGAGCAGATAGCCGGCTCAATCGCTCGGTTGCGCTCGCATGGGCTACATAACCGCCCTTGGAGTTCCAGATGGTTTCTGGACCCTGCTCGCCAACACGGCGGAAACCACGGCCAATATCGCCGCCCAGGAATGAACCAGAGATTTTGGGTAGCCGGTCTTCTGGTACGCCCAAGGCCCGCAACCGTTCACGTTGCTGGCGCAGTACGTCATTCTGGCGTTGTTGGCCTAACCCACTGGATCGCAGGCTATCCTCAGCAGGGATCTCACCCTGACCAGTTTCGCCCGAACCAAAATAGCCAATGCTATCGAGAGCGGCCACGCCCTTGTCCCGCAACCAGGTCAAGCCATCGAGGACCGGCTGCAGCTTGCCCATCAGCCAGTCGAACTTTTGGCCCAACCAATCGAGAACCTGCTGCAGTTCCGTTTTTACAGTCTGCCAGGCGCTGGTGATCGCATCGGTGATCCCCAGTATGTCTACCACGGGCTTGATAGCGTCATTCCATGCTGACGTGAACACATTGCCGATGCCACCAAAGATGATTGCAAGGTGGCCCTCGGCTCCCTTCCAGGCTTTCGACAACCCATCGGCAGCCGCATCCATATCACCCCGCCATGCACCGCTGATAAAGCTGCCAATGCCCTGAAATGTGGTTTTCACACCTTCCCAATAGGTGCCGAACCAACCGCCCAGACCCTGCCAGGCCGCTTCGATCTCATCCGTCATGCCCAGCTTGTCGGTGATCGGTTTAATGCCATTGGTCCAGGCGAAGCTGAACACCGCGCCGATGCCATCGAGAACAGTGGATAGGTAGCTTTTTGCTCCATCCCAAGCGGTGGAAATTCCCTCAGCGGCAGCGTCCATATCCCCGCGCCAGACACCGCTGATAAACCCACCAATGCCTTGAAAGATGGTTTTGACCCCATCCCAAAGCTCACCATACCACGGGCCGATCTTTTCCCAATTTTGGTAGATCAAATATGCGGATCCAGCAATTGCGGCAACGGCCAGACCAATGGGGTTCATAAGCAGAGCAGCGCCTATTGCCCTGATGCCGGTTACAACCAGTGGAGTAATCCCGGCAAGGTTAGCAAGGGATAGCCCCAGACGGCCAACGGCAATGCCAAAGCTGGCAATACTGCCAATGGTACGCGCTGCAAAAACGGTCCCGATAACAATGCCGAAGTTATCCCAACCGCCAACCATTTCGGCGACTTTGGACATTACGGAACCAACTGTTGTTGCAACACGGCCCATCCCCTCGGCCACTTGCCCAATCACTGGCAAAGCTGCCTCGAGCTTTTCCGACGCGGTGCGGGCAAAATCTGCAATGTCATCGCGGTTGGTGATGGCCCAGGCGCTGAACGTCTTCATCGACCGGGTCACCACCGGCATCAGCTCGGCGCCGATAGTGTTTTTCAATCCCTTTATCACCAGTTGCGCATCAAGCTGAGCATCGGCAAAGGCCTCGGCACCGCGGGCCGCGTCTTCACTGAGCACATAACCGGTTTTGCGGGCGTCCTCGCGCAGCTGCTGCAGTGCCTCAGAGCCATTGCCCAGCATGTTGACCATGCCAATGCCAGAGCGGCTGAACAGGGCGGCAGCGATGGCTGCGCGTTCGGCTGGGTGCTCAATCAATTGCATCTGATCAGCAATGGCCGCCATCGCGTCTGCGGGCCCCATGTTCACCAGATCCTGAGCACTCAACCCGATTTGATCCAGGGCTTTCTTAGCAGCCCCAGTGCCCTGCGCCGCCTCACCTAAGCGCTTTTGCATCGCAGTCAGGGAGCTGTCGAAACTCTCAGTTGAGACGCCCGACCGCTCGGCCGCATAACGGTATTCCTGCAGCGCCTCGATGCCGATGCCAAGTTTTCCGGCTGTTTTGGCTACATTGTCACCATAGGTCGCGGTTGAACTCGTCAGGGCAAAAATACCCGCTCCAGCAGCTGTCAGTCCAACGGCCATGCGGCGACCCATACGGCCAATATTTGAGGTCATCCTGCCGAAAGTTTCGCCAACCCGGGCGCTGTCGCGCATGGCGCGTTCCCAGCGGCGCTGCTTTCGGACCAGATCCTCGAGCGTGCGCTCAAGGTCTTCATATTCCCGGTCCAGCGCCTCGACGGATTTGCCTTGTTTCTTCAACAGGTTTCGGTCGCGCGTCAACTCGCGCTGCCGAGCCTTCACCAAACTGATGCTACTCCCGACCTTGTCAAAACCAGATCGGATCAGCCCTACATTTTTCTTAAAGGAGTTCTCGAGGACGCTGCCAATGGTGATTTCAGCGCTAAGTCTTTGCTTGCCCATTAATGCCCTCTATCCACCACAAAAAGCGGGTCACCCGCATTCCTGTAATCTCTGCCTCTGACCACCCGGTGAAACGCGCCAGGGAAAGAACCCCGCCACGTGCCGTTTCAGGCGTCAGCCATTCATAAAACCCAGCGCGGCCTGCAGGCGGCCATAATCCCGCATCTTGGCGCTTTGAATGTTTTCCGGTGCGACCTCAGCGAGGTTGGCCAAGAGGGTCACCTCGCTCATTGCGCTTTGGCCCTTGGCAGCTTTGTCGGCCGCCAACATGTCCGAGACGGCGGGTTCCCGCAGGATTAGCGACATGCGCTTTGAGCCATCGATATCGATGCCGCGCGCCAAGGTGACGATCAAGGAGCCGTCTTCGCCCTCAGCGAGGAATTCTGGTAGTTCGTTCATTATGTATCCTTAAATGCCGAGTGCGGCGCGCTGTTCGGCCAGGCGATCCACTCCGCCGACGATGCGAACCATGTTGATGACGTCTATTTCTGTCACGCTCACGCCGCCGATGGTTTCCTTAAAAGCCTCAAGCGTCATGTTGATGGTGATCGAGGCGGACTGCCCCGGTGACCAGGTGCCGCGATCCGGTTGCAGGATCTTACCGCGCATGTTGTGAACAACCGGCGTGACGGTACCGTCCTCACTTTCCAGCGCCCCGCGCGCGGTCACCTGGATCAGTTGGCCCGGCACAATGCCCCAAAGCGCCAGCACGTCAGCGGAATAATTCCGCAGGACATAGCTGGTGGTCATTTTTTCCATGCCCATATCGATATCAATTGGACCGTCCATCCCGCCCGCGCGGTATTCCTCGGCGGCGACAGAGGGGCTGGGCGGAGTGTAATCCCCCAGCTCGCCTGCAAACCCGCGGCCATCGACGAACAGGTTGAAGTTTTTCAGGATGTTACGAATAGCCATTATGCAAATACCTCCGCGATATAGTCATTGACCAGGTGCGACCGGAAAGTGACCCGCTCAGCTGGGTAAGGCGGAGTAAAGTCGAAATTGAACCACACCTGCCCATTCTGGATGCTGGCAGCGGTGTTGAGATCCGGATCCGCCCAGCACTTGCCTCCGAGCAAGGCGCCTTGGGCGACCAGCCCGGCAATGAAGCCATTCACCCCTTCGACCACATCCTCGACGTAAGTTTTGGTGATCGCCCGGTCGACAGCCCAGAGGTGCGCCCGCTGGATGCTTTCGTTCAGCACGTCAGCTGTGCGGCGCACGCAAAGGAACTGCCATTTTGCATCCCCCGTCGGCACCTGGTTGCCCCAGAGACGGAAGCCGTCTTGTCGAATGATGGTTGTCACAGCATTGGCATTCAGCAAGTTGGCACGGCTGGATTGATCACCCAGCTTGAAATCAACCGGACGGGACGTGCCCATGATGCCAAAAATGCCCTTGTTGGATGGTGACACCCAGAAACCGATATCGTTGTCGGTGCGCGCGATCACGCCCGCAACCCGGGCAGATGCCGGTTCGCTCACGATACTGCCGTCGCTGGCCAACACTTTGACCCAGGGGTCAATCACATAGATGCGCCCGGTGGTGCCCCAGTCGCCCGCATAGGTCTGCGCTGCAGTGTCGGTGGTGTTCGGCCCATCGGCCACGATGATCGCGCCGATGCGGTCAGCAATACCCTCGAGTTCCGCAACCACTGGATTCGCCAGGTCACTGGGCCGCTGGTGGGTCCAGCCGGGGGCGCAAAGGATGCGTGGGGCATGTCCGACAACGCTCTCAGCGCCCAGCAGAGCATGCACGCCTTCAAACTGACCGGTGCCCGCGTTTACGCCGCCTACGATATTGGCCAGCGTTGCCGTCTCGTCTGCCCCCTCTTCGACGCGCACCACAATGACAACCGCGCCGATCTGGTCAAAGATGCCGTCCAGCGCACCGGACAATGTGCCGCCACCGGTGCCATCTACAGTGGTATCCAGTTTGGAGGCCTCAAGGCGGCTGCCTGCGATCAAAACCGGAGTGTTCAGTGGAAATGCAGCCGCGTCGGCCTGCGGTGCAGTGCCAACAATGCCGATTATGCCCGTTGAAACAGTACGAATTGGGCGTGGGCCTGAGTCAATCTCGAGCACTTCGACGCCGTGAAGAAAACCAGCCATTTGAACCTCGCTGCTGTATGCGTGTTGCAGCGATACTGCACGGCCCAGCGCGTCCATTCCTCTGGCGGAATTCCGGCTAGTTAGACTGGAGTTTTGTTAGAAAATTCAACTCCTGATCTGTGCGAGCTTTGTGAGTGTCTGTGTTTCAAGGGCGCGCAGCTGGGCAGTGATTGTATCGAGCTCGACAATAGTGGCAGCGGCGGGAATACGGTCTTCAGCCAGGCGTTCCATGCCCTCAACAAGTTGGTTAGCCTGGAAGAAAAGACCCGCTTTCTCCAGCGAACGGTCGCGGACGGATACGGGGTCTTCTCCGGTGATGTCAGCCTCAAGTTGGAACCCGGCCTGGGCGGTGGCGCTGAGCGAGGCAAGCAACGGATTAGCGGCCGCCTCGTTGACTTGCCAAACGGCGCCGTAAACCGCCTTGAGCACCCAGGACAATGCCCGCTCGGGCGAGGCCGACGTGGCAATCTGGCGGCGCACTTCCAGAGCAATGCCGCGTGCCGTCGAAAGCGCGCGGTCCTTCTCAGCCTCCAGGTTTGGGGGCTTGACCATGACTGTTTGCAGATCAAAATCCACGTACATCTGCGCGACACCAACAGAAGGCAAAGCGCTCACATCCATAAGAAAATGACGGGCATCCTCCGGTAAGACTGCTGCCAGATCGCTTGCAATAAGACCCGGAGCCGGGCTCATAATGGCCGCGGCGCCTTCATTGTTTTGATAGATAATGACCTGACTCATATTACAAGCCTCCCATGATCAAGATGGACACATTGTCCCAATCGCCAGCAGTGCCGTGAACATTCGTGGTGTAAAATTCCACATACGTGGTTGATTTATCGACGAGGTAGAAGTTGTTGCGTTCGTCCCCTGCAGTGGAGACATTACCGTGCAGGCCAAGGACGGCATATTTTGCATTTGCCATTGGGCTTGCAAAGTTGGCCCTATAATGTCCTGCGCCCAAATCGGTGATGCTTGAGACATTACAAGCCTCCCTGATCACCACTGTGCCCTGGCCGTTGAAGTTCACCCACGCCGTTGGCAATGCATTTGACTGCACCGCTTTGATTGCCTGATGGGTACGCAGTGGGCTCATCACTTCGGAGGAATTCGTCCCGGTTTCCGCATCGCCTTTCTCGGCAAAATCAACCGAGATCGTGCGGTTCGCTGTGAGCGCACCACCCCCAGTCAATCCAGTGCCTGTGCTGATTGTGCGGGCAGATCGGGCGAAGCTGGCGGACGAAAGCCCGTCCAATTTGTCGGCATCAAGGCCAGAACCAGCGCCGTCCACGGTCAGAAGCTTGGCCAGAATGTCAGCTGCGGTGTAGCTGGAAGCATTAAGTTTGGTGCCGATCAGCGAAGTCAGCGCAGCAATCGCATTATCGTTGTCACTTAGCTCATCAGCCAACTCCTTGAGCGTGTCCAGGGCCGCCGGAGCGCCATTGACCAAGGCATCGATAGCGGCTGTAATTGCCTGTTTGGTGCGCAGAGGCGTCATCAGTTTAGTTTGGATGGTGCCTGCCACAGCCTCATTTTGAGTTGGGATACTCGCGGAGATCGTGCGATTGCTGGCAAGAGTTCCGCCACCCGTCAGGCCCGCGCCCGCGCTGATTGTGCGGGTGGATCGCGCAAAGCTGGAAGAGGAAAGCCCATCGAGGCGATCAGCATCGAGGCCCGAGCCGTTTCCATCCACGGTTTTGAGTTTGGCCATAATGTCTGCCGCCGTATAGTTCGCGGCATCCAGTTTAGCGGCGATCAGGGCAGTCAGGGCCGCTGACGTATCACCATTTGAAGTGATGGCTTCGGCAAGCTCGTTGAGCGTATCCAGTTGCGCAGGTGCGGCACCGACCAGAGCATTGATAGCAACGTCGATAGCCTGTTTGGTGCGCAGAGCTGTCATCAACTGAAGGTTATTGCTGCCCGCCTCGGCCACGGTCTGGCCAGCCAAGTCAGCTGAAAGGGTCAAGCCACCATCAAATGCACCGCCGCCGTTCAACCCAGTGCCGGTGGCTATCACAGTGGCAACCGCCGCCGCGATTTCGGCCTTAAGCCATACGGTACGCTCAGCAAGTTGCTGAGCCTGGACGTTGGCAATTCCCGCGCCGGTTTCAAGATTGGGCGGACCGCCCAGAACCGGGTCGGTCTGCTCGATCTGATAGATCCCGGCAACCCAGCCGCTGGCCTCTGGCAAGTTCGTCATTGGATAACTCCATGAGTATAGCTGCCGTCGTAAGCCACGGCAGCGTTGTAACGGTGAGCGGCTTGGGTGAAGTACAGCCCTTTGAGATGACAGCGAGCCGGGGCAACATTGGTCAGGATCTCGCGCACCTGGGCGGCCTGATCTATGGTAATCGGCCGGTCCAGATAGATCCGGTATTCGGCCCAGTGATCGGGGCCTTCGTGGATCTCTGCGCCGTCGTAGCGGACAGTGCCGTCATACAGCGAGCTGGGCTTGCCTTCGACAATGCGCGCCGTGCCGTAGCCAGCTGCAGTGAGAGCTTGGCGCACCGCGCCGACGGTGCCTTTGCGGCGATGCACCTCAACGGAACCGGCAATCACCGCCCGCTTGTCTTCCTCGGCCCATTTGGGATCCCAGTTGTCGACAGAGAACGACCAGGCAAGCCAGGGCAGCAGGTCCTCGGGGCAGATTTCCGGGTCCCAGAGCGCTTGCAACAGGACATCAGGTGCCAACGCCGGGCCAGTGACCGCCTCGATATCACGTTCCTGGCTGGTGGCGTTATGGGGCAGCAGACTATCAGGCACCGGTACCCCCCACGGTTACAATGATACCTGTGCAATAGGGGGCTTGCGCTTCACCGATCACAATATCCGCCGCCGGGCTCGTCAGCGCCACATTCTGGACGCCGGGCCGGTGAAGTGCCGCATAGAGGCCGGACAAAGTGACATCCCGGCCAAGGCGGTGTTGGGCAGTTGCAAAGGCAGCAGCGGCATCCTCGGCCGACTGACGCACAACTGTGCTATCAGGACCGGGCAACACCGTCAGCGTGGCCGTAATGGCATAATCCGTGATTGTGGCGGCTTGCACCGTCACCTGGTCTGTCAGCGGGCGCACATCGTCGGCGCTTATAACCGCCGTCACATTGGCAACCAATTCAGCGTCGGCGGTGCCATTGCCGGTGCGCGACAGGATTGAAACCAGCACCTGACCTGGCGCCGGGCTTTGGACGCTGGCGTCAGCGACCTCCGCATCAGCGCCCAGCGCGTGGAAGATATAAGCCCCAGCAGGGCCAGCGGTGCTCAGCCCCTCAAAAGCCAGCAACATGCGACGGCGGAAATCCTCGTCACTTTCCAGCACAGGCACCACTGGCGGCAGCGCATCTGGGTCGCCCGGGTCAATGACCAGGCGTTCGACACCGAAGCGTACGGCAATCTGGTCCAGATCGCTGCCAGTTGCATAGGCGGGCATGACAGCGCGGGCGCCATCATTCACCCGCTGATCCGTCAGTGTTTTGTAATAGGCCGCGATTTCCAGAATTTTGTACGCCGGATCACTCTCGACCAAAGCATCAAAGATCGGATCTCGGGCGCGAAGGTCTGCCAGCATTGCAGTCAGCGTGGCCTCGTAACTCACCGGCAGCACCACGTTTGGTGCTGGAAGTTGGGACATATCAATTGCTGTAAATCCACCAGCCATCAGCGTACCTCAATGCCATCAAGGGTGACGTGTTGGCCTGTCGGCAGATATTGCCCCTCAATTGAGACGACAACGCCACCAGGCGCAGGCATTTCCACTGACACCTGATCGACCGTTAACCGCGGTTCCCAAGTCTCAAGCGCCTCATAGGTGGCGGCCATCATATCCAGGCGGGTGGCGTCATTCATTGGCGCATCGACCAACCGGTAAAGACGGCTGCCGTAATCACGACGCATCACGCGGGTCCCGATAGGGGTAGTCAGAATATCACGCACTGACTGACGCAAATGCGCCATGCCTGAAAGCTGTTTACCAGTGGATGCGTCGAGACCAATCATACGACGACCATGGCCACAGGGTCAGTGGAAAGACCTCTGGCGGTTTTCCGATTTGATTATTCTGGGTCGTGGACGTTTCAAGATCAAAGCGACTGCATTGCTGGCTATTTCGGATCTTTTTACCAGATCCGTCAACTGGTACTTTCGACCCTGACCTGCCGTTCGTGACTAACCCGTCTAACGGCAGCTACCAGCCCTTCTACGACATTCGTGCTGGGTGCAGCATAATGCGGCATATGGGGCACTAAGGGCGGGTTCCGGTCCTTCGTTGTGAAATGCACCAACGGCAGCGAAGCGCAGAAAGCGCGCTTTGCAATGTCTAAGATTTTTCGCCCAGTTGACGTTGAAAGCCCATTATGACGGCGCTGGGTTTCGTCTTCAGGACCGCTTTAGGCTGAGACAAAACAACTGGCGAATGCCGTCGTGTTTTCACTATGTCCGCGCTGCAGCAAAATTCCTGCGTTGAGGCAGTCCAGGAGCCCCTAGGGCACGCATTTCTTGCCACGTATCTGCCTTAGTCCCAACGAAATAATACATATGGATCAATGGATCGACCCACTTTGACGCAGTACCTTTATCTTTCTTGACACCAATCAGGTTTGGCGTTTCCTTACTAAGGATGTGCCTTAAGTGCATATCTCTACAATGAGGGAAACGTAATATTGAATAAATTTCTCAAAACTACTGGCGCTCTTCCAGCCGCCTTTGTCGTTCTAGTGATTATGGGCACAGCAGCTCAGGCAGATAAAATCCGGGTGTGGGATTCCGAAGACGTGACCTACAGTGCATATAGATCCAAGGGGGACTGCTTTGCAAATGAGAGCACGTGTGTAAAAATTAACGACAATTGTGGTGGAGGCATTTTGATCGTCAACAAACCCAGCTCTAAGAAACTCCAAGCCGATTTTAACCGGGGTGGGACATTGTACGTCAAACTGCTCACCGACGCCGGCTACTTGGTCCGCAAGCTGTGTGAGATAAACAAGAACTTCTGACGTCTTCGGCCTCCATCCCAGCTTAAATTTGAAAAGCAACAACTCCGTGCGCAAAACGCGTGGGGCTGGCCCCATATGCCCAAAGCTGTCATTTCCGCCAACAAGGAACGGCCCGTAAAACATCTTTTGCATTTTCTGGAAGCAGCAGGTTTTCCGCAGATGCCAGCATCATCCTGCAGCCTGCTCTCTTGAAAAGCTTACTGCTCAACGTCAGGAACTTATGCCCTTCAGAGCCAACATTAAGTCAGTCAAAAGTTATAACCCCGCCAAAAGTGGCGGGGTCAGTGGGCCTTAACTGCGTGCCCGGTGGCAATTTCGCACAAAGGTCACTTGCAACCTTGGCCTGCTAAGGCTTCGTCGAAAGTAGAGTAGATTCCCCCTCCGACATGGTAGTTGCCTGACATTTGTTTCAACACAATAGTTGCCCCACTTTCACATTGAACTGTGTGATCGAATCCGGTGGTGGTGGATTGCGACGATACCAACGTATAGGCATGGCCGGAGACGGCGGTTAGTAGTAAAGTTACTGCAGTTAATGACGATAATTTCAGCATGTTCTATCTTTCTAGTATTTTCCCTTTTTAGCCGCGAAGCGGCATATTCCCCTTCACGGGAAACATTGCACTGCAGGTTAGGTTGGACTCAAATGGGGCGCAACTGGTAAGTGTTTGAACAGATTTAGTTTGACCGCTTGTGCTTGCTGGGCACTGTGTATGACAAAAGGAAATATTATGTGGCGTAAACTCCTGATCGTTCCATTACTGGTAATTTTTACTGGCGCGATGGCCGTCGCAGCGGAAAACCAATGGGTGTTAGCATCTGGCACGGACAATACAGGCCACACCTATGCCCAGATGCATATTCAACAGGGCAAGTATGTGCTGAATCTCGGATGTGACGAACGCAATCAAAACACGCAGAAACTGGATCTAAAATTGTATGTGCCGTCTTTGCCAAACCTGTTTGCGCAAGATGATGCAACCGCCCAGCTAGGCCTACAATTTCATCTTCCTGGAGGCAGCCTGTTCAAAGAAGTTGCCCCGTCATGGTACTTTGACGGGGATGGTGATGATGCTTGGGTCGGAAACGTGCCAGTGAGCGCCTCAATGCTGAATGCGTTTGCAGCGGCAAGAAAAGTGGACGTTCTAAATCCAAACGGTGAGCTGGTTCTGAGGTTTTCGGCTCAAGGCACCGCAGCAGCAGTAGACGCCATTCGAAGCCAATGCGGGATTGGTTTGACGTAATTATTGCCTATTCCCCCCGTAATACGGACATCAAGGAAGACAACTAACATGGCTGAAATTCGCAAATGCGCCAATTGCGAGGCGCCGGAAATGATGCCCGTGTCACGGGAAATGCAGATCTACCACTCGGTCTATCGTTACAAATGCCAGTCCTGCGGTGAAGACCTTGAGATGGTGCCGCTGGCTGGCGTGGGTATCGAAATGACGGTTGGCGCACTTGCCTTGGGGTTCTGGGGAATGATCCTTTTCCACGGCGCAGGCAGTCCAGGATGGTTGGCTCTGGGGTTGCTGAGTGGGGCAAGCTTGCTCTATGCCTTTTTGGCGTTTTCAAAATTGGTGACATATTGGCGGTACCCGGTCGTGGCATCTGCCACAGTGGCAGCAGAATTGACGCACTTGCCAACCAAACACATTGGTGATCGCTTGATGGCCGGACTTGAAAAGCTGGGATTTCTGGCCGGTCTGTTGGCGCCACTCCTGTTTATTGGCGTAATTCTGGGCATTGCTTTCCTAATTGGCTATGTAAACTTCACGTACTTCGAGTAAGACGACATTGTCGAGTGGGGCACCTCATCAGACATTGTGACCCTCATTTGTGTGATGCCTGAAAGCTTAAAGCCTACTCCAAACGTTCCGTCGGCAATCAAGGTGTCTTTCTTCATAGAATACAATTCCTCCACTGGACTCAGATCAGCCATTCGCCGCTTGCTGCACCAAGGTCCGCAATGAGCGGGTTGTGTCGCTTCAAGGCATCTGGGGCGGCCACTTTGCAAAGGTCGGTATCTGCGCATAGCCGCCGTTGGAGCAAACCGCAGCGAACGGCCGCAAACCGCCCTTCTAGTCGATATGTGCATGGTGCAGCATTGGTTGTTTAGATCCGAAGCCTTTGACGGCTCAAAAGTGTAGTTTAATCTCCGGCAAAGACATTGCTTGACCCACCCGCAACCACTGATCCGCAATCAACAGGATCACCAATCCGCCCCAGCTGCTGACCATTGGCTGACACTGAACCCGACCCGGAAGCAAGGCCACCGCCATGACACACCGGCCCCGGAATACAGTGGACTGCCCAGCTGTCGCCCTGGCGATGCACAGGAATGCCATTCGCAAACACAGTACCGCTGCCCCCGGTGCTGGCGCGTGGCGGAAACGGCCCGTGACCAGTGCAACTATCGCCTTTGCGCGTGACCCCAGGCATCAGTTCAGATCAATCCGGGCGCCGTTTATGGCGACCCCTCCGGCGTCCACAACTATGGTTGATCCATTGCTGGACAAGGTGATTGCCGACCCGTTTATCGTGATCGATGACCCGCCAATTTTGACACGATGCACGGCCTCCGTTGAACCTGCACCCGGGTTGCCATCGCTGAACACCGAACCAAGGATCACGCCCTGCGTAGTTTCCCCCGATTCAGACAGCACAACAACCTGTTCACCGATTGAGACTGGTGCCCAGACTGTAATCGCCGCCGCGCGCTCTGCCAGCCAGGGCAGCCAGGCGCTTTCGCTCTCGCCACCAAAGCTCACCTTGGCACGGGCCGTCCCGGCATCGACGGCCGTCACGACACCAAATCGCACAATACCCTCGCGGGCCTGCTCATTTCTGGCGGCGCCATAGCTCATGCGGTGCTGACCAATTCTGTATATTCGCCCTCTTGGCTGGGCCCAATAGTAGGCGAATAGCCAACCATGACACGGTCTGGTGTCACCCCTTCACCTGTCCAGACACTCGCGCCCAGATCAACCTGCTGATCCCACTCAACCGCCCAGACCTCAAACTTGTCAAAGGCAGGGTCAAAGGCGTCAGGCCCGATCACTGTGACTTTTGCAGGATTCACGGACTGCCCCCAGCGATTGTCATGCACCAACACCGCCAGAGCCCCCGCCAGCTTGCGGATCTCTCGTTTTACGTTTCCCTGCCGGAAGGAAAACACCACCCGCGCTGCCCATTTGGTCACCACTGCCAGCTGTTCGGTGCCTGGGTCACTATCCGGGTCAGCTTCCATGTCGACCAGCTCGAGCAACACCGCAGGCACCACCAGGTCTTTACGATCAGCGCCGTAGGCCTCGACAGTTTGCAGGCTTGGAAACTGCTCTTTGATCTTGGCCAAAATTGCATCATGCAGCTGGTCCAGGTCGATGTTATCCGCCACGTCAGTCCCTCTTCCCAACGCCATAGAGCGTCCGTGATCGCACCTCAGCGCGGAAATTCATGAAAAACACCTCTTCGATCTCGTCAAAAACCTCGTCTTCAATGTAGATCTGCGCCTTGTCCTCGATGGACATGCGTTCCTCTTTGACCGGCCAGCGGGATTTGGAAACGCGCCGCATGACCGTTTGCCGCCCCTTCGCGTTCCGACCAACAAAAGCGCCATCAAAATCTTGCCCGGCAAATGAAGCCCCGGCGCCGGTGCGGGCTGCTCGCCCTTTGAATGCAGACACCCGCATATCGTTCAAACCAAACCACATGCGGACCTCGCCCATCGCCTTGCCACGCTTGAACCTAAAACCCTGCAGACGCTTGCGCAGCTCGGCGGCGTTGCGCAGCCCCAGCTCAGTGCGCAGCCCCTTGCGGCCCCGGGTTTTCATGGTGGAAGCGGTGCGCCGCAGGGCTCTGGAATAAGCATGCCACAGATCTTTTTCGCTGGCATCGAACTCATCAGCGATACGTTTCATCTCGCTCGTGTCAAAGTCGAACGCTAGCATTGTTCTATCCCTTGGCCAGGCGCAGAACCGCAAAGCCGGTGCCATCAGCCTGCGGCCCAGTCAGCAGGTAATAGGGGACCCCATCAATCTGAACCGCATCTTTGGCCGCCAGATCAGCCACATCAGCAGCCTTGCAGGTCAGACGCGGCTCAACGACATCCGCGTCATACTCACCCAGCTGAGCATTCAGGTAAGGTTCGTCAAATATGCCCCGGACCACACGAGAAACGCCCCCCTGCGGCGTGACCGTCACCGCAATGGCAAAGTCGTCAAGCTGCAGGAAGGCATCAGGATTTTCCCAGGAGGGGGCGGGCATCAGTCTTTGGTGGCCGCAGTTTTGGAAGCGGGTTTCTTCGCTTTAGGCTTGCCCGGTTCAATCTTGCCACGGGATTTCAGCGGTGCAGCCTGCGTATCCGTCAGGGCAATTGGATCGTCTGGCTTCATGATCTTCTTGTCCCAGACAAACGAGCTGGTGACTGTGTAGTCAGATGGTTTTGACATTCTGTGTCCTCTGTTTTGAGAGATAAAGCGGCGGGCCGGTTCAGCCCGCCAAAGAATTCAGATCTGCAACTTAGGAGGCGTCGGAGCCGTAGCAGAAGCTCGCAGCATGACGGATCACAAAGTCCACATCCTGCATCGTTACGATCCGCAACCGGCCTTTCTTGCTGCCGGTGTAAGGATCAACGGTGATGTCGAGACCTCCCCACATACCAAGGATAAGATCTGCAAAGTTGCCAAAGAACAGATCGCCATTTGCGATCTGGTTGGTGACCTCGGGCCGGTAGCCATTCACAGAATTTCCGTTTTCCCAAATCGGCTGACCACTGGTGCTCGAGAATTTCTCTGTGCTTTTGAAGTGACCGCGCATCCGGGCGTTAAACGCATAGGCCATCGAATTGACATCAGCGTTGTCAGCAGAGATTTCAGTCTCCATCTGGATCACTTCACCCCAGGTCGGCAACGCAACGCCGCCACCGGATGCAGCCCCTGCAAAGTCGATGGCATTGACGCCATTGGTGTTCTTGATCCCCAGCGGCTCATTACCTGCACCAGATCCATAGAATCCAGCATGATCGATAGTCAGGGCCAGAGCCGATGCAAGGTCACGGCGCACCAGGGCCTCAACATCGAGGCTGGATTGTTTCAGAGTGCGGCGGGTGATTTCCGAATAGGCCGCCACGGTCTTGGGGCTCATCTGACGCTGGCCCAGACCAAGGATATCTTCCGGCGCATCATCGTCTTCACCGATCCAGTAGCCTGAGGCTCCCGATTCCTGCGTCGGAATATCAGGGTTTCCGGTCAACCCACCAAGCGGTGTGGCCAAGCGCATCAGCACAGCGCGGTTGCGCAGCATTTCGATAAAGCTTTGAGCCAGCAGAGGAGATCCAACCGAAAACCCACCAGTATCACCAGCACTAGATCCACTGCTGTCAGTGTTCAACGCACGGGTCAGAACCTCGGTGGGCACCATTACGCCCTGCGCATCACGACCCATTTTCTGGGCAGCTGCATCAGAAGCTTCAAATTCAAAGGCCGCCGCCTCCTGGGCGCGACGGTTGGTCGGGTCTGCCAGGGCGCGCATAGCCCGGATAAAGGAAAAGTTCCCGGCCTCAGCATCGGTCAGGCCAACATCGCTGTTGTCAGACAGGTGGCGCTGGGTGCTGCGCTGGTGCAGGTGGTCATTCAAATCGCGCGTCATGTCTTCGACGCCTTTGCCTTCTGCGATCATGCGGGTGGCCAGATCGCCAGCATCATAGGCCGTACCCAGTTCGGTCAACTCGCGAACGCGGGTCTGCTCTTGCTCACGGCCACGGGTCACTGCAGCGGCCTCAACATCACTACTGACACCTGTACTGGCGCGCTCGAGCACTTCAATAACTTCGACGATTTCGCCGTTTTCATCCACTTTGGCCCGAACCTTATTGCCCTTAGCATCGCGGGTAATGATGGTGTTCATCTTGAGTTCCCTCTGTTGAGTATCAGCGGGCAAGCCATCCGCGCCCGTATCGTTCCCCGCAGTTTGCCCTGCAGGTGCGGGGCTTCCCTCTGGCGGATTTTCCGCACCCCGCCCCACGCCGACGCTCTGATCGGCTGGCACCGATACAATGGAAATCTCGTAGGGTTCCCATTCAGTGATCGTCACCAGGTTGGGCTGCCCCTCGCGCACCTCTTCCTCGATTTTGCTGACCGTGTAGCCCACGGACACATGGCGCCGGATACCATCGACAATGTCCTGAAAGATCTCTTGCGCCCGGGGGCTGTTGCCAAACCGGACAACGGCACGCCCCATCTGGTCGCTATCGACGCGGGCTTTTTCCACCACGCCAACCTGATCGCCCCAATCATGGCCAACCAGGATCGCGCCGCCGTCATTCAAACGCTGTAGCTTTACTGCTTTGCGCTTGTGTGACAGCACCTCCTCTCCGAACCAGCGCGCCACGGGCGTCGTGCTGGAAAAGGCCAGTTCCACTGTGCGCGCCTCTTCATCGATGGCGCCGACCTCAACAGTCCGCAACAACCCACGGCTTGCACCCTGCTCGCCTGCGTTGATCTGTTCTGGTGTGATGTCTCGGGTTAGCGACCGGCCAATCAACTCAGTCTCCGGCTTTGTCTTCAGTGTCGTCTTCACCGGGGGTTCCGGCTTTGGGGGAACTGCCTTGCTGGCCATTGCCCTGCCCTCCTTTGAGCTTTCCTGTCATAACTGCGGTGATGATGTCTTCGGAGATACCTGCGGCACGCATGCCCTCAATGTCTGCGGCGATCTCGCCGTAGACATCCTGCGGATCTCGCCCGCGTTCGCGGATCACCTGCCCGTGCGATTTGATCAGGTTGTCCATCGCCTCAACGTCAGCTTTCACATCCTTGGCCGGATCGATCCAGTCCCAGCGCCGGGGCTGAAATTGCACATCCATGAACTTCTGACGCTTGGCCGCTGGCAAGGGCGATCCGTTCTCAAGCGTGATACGACCACCCAGCAGAGCATAGGTAAGCCAGCGCTCATAGACCGGTACTGCAAAGCTCTCAACCATGCTCTCTTGCAGCTCTTTCCAATGGTCCCGCTCTGCGAGCATGCCGTGGCGAATGCTGCTAAAGTTCACCCCCTCGAGGTCATTGGACAGATCGTTGTAGGCGACACCCAGACCACTGGCGACACCACGCAGCATATGCTTGGAAAACACCGCCATTTCGCCGTTGGGATACTGGGACTTACTGTCAGCAATCTTCGCGCCTTGAGGCAAACTCTGATAAACGCCCGCCTCGCTCTCGATCTCGATGCCGTCTTCGTCGTCATCCTCATCAAGTTCAGGTCCGAAACCCTCGGCCCACTCAATAAACCCTTGCCGGTTGGCGCCGTCACGAGCCGCAACCAAAGCTGACTTCTCAAATTCACCCAATTGGTGCATGCGCCACAGGGCCGTGGCCATCCAGGGCAGGCCCCGTTTTTGCCCGACGATATCCGCCTCAAACCAATGCACAATCTCATCGGCCGGCACTTTTACAAAACCGCGTCCACCATAGTTATAGTCGGCTTCATTCGGGCTTAATGTGGTAAAGTAATAGGCAATGGGTCGGCCAAGCTTGGTGTACTCAATGCCCGCCCGGATGAACCCACCACCGGGGCGTTTTTCTTCATCCATATCCACCGGGCAGCGCATGGGGTCCAGCACCTGCAGAGCAAAGCCCCATGGCCCAGCGTCCCGCCCATAGACAAAACGCACCATGAATTCGCCGTCAGTGACACAGCCGTTGATCAGCTCTTTTTGGATCTGGCGGAACGACCGGCGGCCCGTCACATCGCAATTCTGAGCCTTGCACCAGGACTTCCAGGCCCGTTCAATGGCGCGGTTTGCACCCTGATCCAGTGTGCCCTTGGTGCCATCCTTAGTGCGGGCCTGCAGCACCAACCCCTGCTGGCCCACGATATTGCGGCGCGCACTGCGCTGGAAGGCTTTGCCATATGGATTATTGGCAGCCTGCTCGCGCGACCGCGCCACCAGGGTGCGCCAGTTCCGACGAATAATCTGATCCGCAGGCAGCGGTGTATTTGTCCAACCACTGGTAAGCCGGTCATTCTGCCCTGCGTCGAAATTGCGGACGCCCCCAGATCGACGCTGGCGCGCCAGCATTGGCGGGGCCTTGCGGCGCGGCGCCTCTACCATTGGAGCGGAACGGGAGAACAGCTTGCCGAACATCAGAACCGTACCTTGTATTGCGGGCCAAGCCCACCGCCCCGGTGCGCACGTTTCTGCCCGGCCAGCTCGTCGCGGTATTTGGCACGCAGCTTCAGAAGATCATCCATCGGCGTCCGGGTCAGCGAGCGGTTGTTAATCTGGTAGTGCTGCTGATCGATGGTCGCGCGATTCTCGATCACGGCCTCAACGGCATCGAGAACCCGCTGCACATGATCGCGCCCGTCAAACCCTGCAACCTGAGCAGATAGGTCTGGCGAGATCTTCACTTCACCGGACTCAACTGTGACCACATCGTCACCATTGCTGGCCCGGATCTCATAGCGATACCGTCCCGGTTTCCAGTCTTTGGTGACAGAGGCGGCGGCGCGCAACTCATGATTTTCGACGTTGCTGACGCTGCTGATATCAATCTGGCTGGGACCGCGCAGGATCAGGTCAATCGACCAGTCCGGCGCAGGGTATACAGGCAGGCAAGCAATAACCGTAAAGGTCACCCCTGCCCCGATTTCGCCGGGAATTGTGCTCACATTCACGCCCTATTCAGATACCGCGCCGCCGCCTTTTGCTCATAGGCTTCCACCGGCGCTTTCTCGCAGTCTCCGGTTTTGGGGCGTCCTCTGCCTCTGGCGGTTTTTCCGCAGGTGCGGCCTCGGCCTGTGGCGTCTCTGGCAATTCAATATCGCGGCCCTGCTCTTCCAGCGCCCGCACCAAGCGCGGGATATTCGGGTTGAGGATGCGCAGCGCGGCATAGGCGTAGACCCGGCAGTCAAAGGCCTCGTTTCTGGGCCGCACATTGTGCCACTCACGCACGGTAAACCCTTTCACTTTCCGGCTGCGCAGGGCCTCGGCCGTGAACATGTCGTACCAATTGGGATCTCTGGTCAGAGGAAAGTGATTATATCCCGGCCCCGGCTCAGAAATCCGCGCCCGCTGTGCCACCACCACCTTGGCCTCATCAACCCCAATCGGGAACAACTGAACCGGTCGAACGCCGCGTTGTTTTATTTTACTGGGCGCTGTGACGATGGGGCGGCCCCACCCGCCAACACCCTTGATGGCAAACAGCTTTCGACCAAGTCGCATTCGGGCATAATCATAGGCGGCCTGCGTGTATCCAGCCTCGCCCCCAGTATCGAGGCAGGCAGCCGTGATCCGCAGCTCGACCCCAGTCTCGTGGGTCCAGGTTGCCTCGAGAAATTCGTCCAGCTCTTTCCAGACATCAGGTCGCAGCGGGTCGCCCCAAAGAGTTTTATAGCCAAGCGACCACGATTCTTCGCCCAGCCCCCAGCCAACAACCTCCAGTTCTAGCCGGTCACCCTGCATGTCGATGCCAGCGGTCACGACACCAACACCCATCGGCGCCTGCGCCCCAAATTCTTTGGCCCGGGCCATCAGAGTGTCGGCCTCGAGCTTGTCACCTTCCTCTTCCCATGTTTCAGCCAGGGACACGTTGACGAAGGTTTGCAAATCCCCTGCAGCCTTCTTGTCCAGGAAGCTCTGAACAATGTCTTTCAGGTTACGAAAGCAGCTATAAAGTTCAGACAAATGGTAGGAAGCATGGCCGCGAAACGGTTTCTTAGCGATCCAGCCACCACCCAGGCGTTCGGCATTTCTGATGGCAGCACAACGCTCGCCGTCATTCCAAACCGTGCCGCAGCCATCCCCTTCGCAGTGATAGACGGCTGTTTCCGAAAGGTGCAAACCATCGTCGTTTTTGTCCCAAGTCACTTGCCCCCATTTTAAAACCTGCTTGTGCTCGCAGTGCGGGCAAACCACATGAAACTGCCGCTGATCCCCTTCCTCAAATGCGCTTTCAATCCAGCTGGCGCCCTTGATCGTTGGCGTGCTGATTTCCAGCAAGAGTCGCTGATCGCCAAAGGTCGCAGCCCGCTGCCATAGCAAGCCAACCGGGTGACCCTCATCGGTTCGATCATAACCATCGGTTTCGTCGCAAACGATGAATGGGGCTGAGCGGCCGCGCATGGTCTTAGGTGAACCCGACCAGCTGAACATCAGAAACCCGCCCGGGTAACTCTTCATGCGTTGGTTGTTCACCCCGTCCCGCCCGCGGGGTTTGGCGATCAATTCCTGCAACCGTTCGTTGGCATCGACCAGCGGGTTGAATTTGGTTTCCAGCCAAGTGGTCAGGTCACCCTGGCTCGGTTGCATCATCAGCTGAGAAACTGGATTGAACCCGATCCGGTAAGCCTGAGCTGCCAGTGCCGTCTGGGTCTTGCCGACCTGCGCACCCCACATCAGCGTGATGCGGTTACAACTCGGCTCAACGGTCATGTCGATCACTTCGCGCTGATAAGGCGCATTATCAAACCGCATGGGTCCGGGTACGGCATTGCCAACCGGGATTTGAATATTAGCCTCGGCCCATTGTGATGGTTTCAGGTTTGGCGGGGGCCGCAGAAAAGACCGCGCCCGCCGAACCGCGCGAATTACAGCACGGGCATTGGAAAAATCAGCCCGGGCGTTCACGCACCTTTCGCCCCTTCGCCCTCGGCATTGTCACCCTCATCATCTTCGAGATCGAGGTCTGCCTCATTGATCAGATCATCATCAGCCAGCGCACCAAGCGCATGGTCGATCTCTTCCAGTAAAACCACCTTGAATTTGGTTTCATCCGTCTCACCAATCAACCGGCGTGCAGCCCGACCAGGCACCACATTGCGCATCCCTGCCCTCACTTCGCCAAAGGCCTTAGTCAATGCGCGTTCCAGCTGCTCGACCGGGACCAGCTCATCTTTTGCCTTTGCCAGATCCAGTTCGGCTTGCTCTGTTTCGGCTGCCAGCTTGCGCAGAAGCAACTCATCTTTGTTGGCATGTGTGGTGTGGCTCGCTTCAGCTCGAATATCATCCTCGCGCCAATTGCGAACTTCGGCGGTATTGAATTGCCACGCACGACCACGCCCGCCACGTTGGACAACAGGACAACCACGGCGGACCCAACTTTCAACGGTCGGAAGAGACACGCCATTGATTTCCGCCAACTCTGTTCGGTTTACTTCCCGACCACGTGTTTTCTCTTTTTTTACAGCCACTTGACCCTCTTATGAATATCAAACCTGTTTGGCTTGAAGACCGAGGCGATTTGGTGTTCCGAAACGGATTTTCTCATTCGCTTCATGCACTTGCCAGATCTATATAAACAACAACCCCAAACCCCAGCGGCACGCACACATGAATTCCTGCGCATATGAACACCCTCACAGCGTCCCCCCTAGGGAAGGACCCGCGAATACAGCCGACCAATGCCAGACGCAGCCGCCTTGCCGATCTGCATAGGCGTCGGCAGCAGCCAGCCCAGAAAGCCCAGCAACAGCTGCCAAGGCTTTGGGCCCTCATTCACCACGATGGTCTGCACGTTCTCGCTACGCACGCCAGTACGCCCTGCGCTCTGCTCGATGGATCTTGCTTGCGAGCTGCTGACCCGCTGGTCGGTGAAGTCAGCGACGCCCACTGTCTGGGCATTGGTGCGCCCCGCCTGCACATTGGCTGCTACGTTTGGCCCGCCACCCATAGCTCCTGCCAGCTTCCCGACTGGTGTGCCACAGGCAGCCAAGGCCAGACAGAGAGCGAGAACCGGACGATAGCCCATCATATGCCGCGCAAACACAACGACCGTTTGCTGTCTGCACGGCGATTGGACAGCCCGGGCCAGCGCTGTCCGCCAGCTATCACCCACCTACGCAGCTCATTGCAAGCTCCAGCGTAGTCGCCCGCATTGGCCTTACGCACCATGGTCGACCGACACACCTTTGGCGATCCGACATTGAAAGCCAATTCCAACATGGAAGCCTGCACGCCCGCAGGAATATCCGGGTTTGTCATGCATCCGGCGATGTCTGCATAAAATCTCTCAACGTCTTCCTGTAACCGCGCCACACACTCTTCCATGGTGGCCGTGTCCCCCATCTGGACACCGTGTGTGTCGCCAAAGCAGATCGTCTCGACACCGACAATATCCTTGTAGGCCTCGAGCCGAACACCCTCCCACTGGGCAATGAATGGCGTGGCCAGGGCCATAACCACAGCGGCGCTTGCGCCAGCAACTGCACCACGCCGTCCAATGGCTCCGCTTTCATCGCTACGAAAGCTCTGAAATACCTTGATGCCTTCCTGCATGATCACCCGGGCTGGGATAGCCAGTACATTGAACACCGACGCCACAACCGCAAACCAAACCGGGTTCCAACCCAGCAGGTCAGAGGACACAATGCTGAGAAATACACCTAGCACAGAGACAATGGCAGCAATCACCATGAGGCGCACCGACCAGGCACCCGACAGCACCTGCTTCCAGTTTTTGACCAGTTTCATGCAGCGTCTCCTATTGATTTTCTGGGTAATAGTTGGGCAACGGTGGCGACCGGCGGTCGAGCCGCGCACGGATGTCCACCAGTGTTTCGAGAATGCGGTCTAGAGTGGCATCTTGTGCGCTGATCCGTTGCTCGACCTGACGCAGACGCGGGCCGAGATCTTCCAACTGGCGTTCCAAACGCTCAAAATCATCCATTGCCACGACCTGCCCGTCGAGCCGGTCAAGCTTGGCTTCTGTGACTTCCATGCGGGTATTGAACTGGCCCCAGGCAAACGCCAGAGAGGCAAGGATCGTCACCAGGCTCAAAATCGAACCCAGTGAAATGTTCCAGCTAACTGCCGGTCGTGTCATGCAACGATGCCCCTTATTGCAAACCGGGCACGCTATTGCGCGCGCCCAAGTGTTTGCAGACATCGTTACTTTTTGCCGGGGGGGGAGACCTCTGGCGGTTTTTCCTATAGAGGCTCAATGAGAGATAAAATTAGTGGAAACGCACCTGGTTACACAGCATCAATTGCCATTTCCAAATGTTCGATCTCTGCATCGATATGCTGGCCATTTCGGGCGGACAGCCGACCTTTTCTGCAAATGGAAAAATTGCATCGCTTGTCGGATCGCGGGAATTTGGTGCGCTTCACCATCTATGTCTCACCCGATGGTGCGATTGATTAACTCAAAGTCTCGGGCAGTCGGCATACAAAATAGGCCTTCACCATTGCGGGCGTCAGCCCAAACGGCACCAATCTGTCGTTTGACCGCTTCCGCGTCGTAGAGATGCTGCCCCTTGTATTCGACGACCAGAATTCGCCCATCGGTCAGCATCGCGACAAAATCGGGGTAGAATTTCGCATGGGGCAATTGCAGCCAGAAGGACGACTTCTTGCGGTCCACATTGCGAACCCAGTAACGGACCTTTTCGTGCCGGTCGAGATATATGGCACAGTCGCACTCTTCTCCGCTGTCAAAGTCTCCAAGCAACGAAAAGTAGTGTTTGTTGAATACAGTACCACCAGAATACGGCCGATTGGGCGCGTAGGATTGTTCATCAAAGATCATGGACAAGTCAGCAGTGGTGGCAAAGTCTGCAGTATTTGCGGTAAAGAGCGCGCTGTATTGGCTCGTTTCCCGTTCGCCCCGCAAATCTTTGATAAACTGCCCCAAAGCTTTACGAAGGTCGTACTTGTTGCGGGCAAGAACATCCAACGCCAACCCTGACGCGATCAATGCATCAATCGCACGGGAAATGAACACAACCGCGCTTGGTTTGGTGATGTCGGGATGAATAATGCCAGCATCAATCCAGTTAGCAAGGCGCGGGAGCGTCCAAGTCGGTTCCTTGATAACACCCGCCAGTTGTCCTTGGAGCTGTTTGACAAAATTGATTTCGACCTTGCCTTGGTCGCTCACATTGATTGTTCCGGTCCGGCTACTGTCCGCGACACTGAACCGATTGGTGATGTCGACCACATCGCACTCGTCCAAGCGCCATGGCAGGTCCAGAAAGTGTTCTTGCGAAAACAGTTGCAACTCGCCCTGCTTGCGGAACCCAAGCATCGGCACGATGAACGGCGGTTTATCTTCATCGTCTGCGGCGCTGGTTTGGAAATTGTTGGATTTGGCATACAGTTTGTCTATGGCCTTGCCGACTTGCGGAACTGCCGCCAGCCCAAGATGAAGGATATTTCGGCTCTCGCGCGTCATCGGCCCTTTGTAAGTGATTGTGCGGGTCTCGGGGTTGAACGAAACCCGCGTCTTAACAGACGGCGGTAGTTTTTCAATTGCCGCAACAACACTCGAGGGCGCGGCAGAGTCATCGGGCAACGGGTCAGATTCGTGCCCCGTCTCGTCGGCGGCCGCGTCAAAGCCCATGTTTTGTTGTGGTGCAATGATGTCGTCGGCTTCCATCTTGTTGAAACCCGCCCCCTCAATCAGCCCATTTCTAAGCTGTTGTGCGGTATCGTCAAAGCTGCGCGACACGATGTAGGCGTAGGACTGGTTCAAGGCGTCACGCCGTTTACGCTTGGCCTGCGGCATTCGCAGAATCCTGCCGAGGATTTGCTCTACCGCCACTGGCGACACTTGATCGGCCACTGAACATAGCACATAGGCAAAAGGGCAATCCCAGCCCTCTTTGAGCTTGGACACAGTAATGATGTAACGCACCGGACATTTCGGGTCCCGGATATCAGAAATAGCATCAAGGTCTTTGCGCGGTCCTGTGTGAACAGCGATCTGTTCCTTGGGGATGCGCTGATCATCCGTCAGGTGTTTTTCAATTTTCTGCCACGTCAGGCGGTGCGGGTCGGTGGCCAAGGCACTCTGCGCTTGAAACAACACTATGGGACGGATGTATTCGCCGGTCTCCTGCTCTTCGGCTTTTGCGGCTTCTTCGAGCATTCTCTGGCTGTCCAACGCTGCGCCAACCGTTTTGACCCAATCGCCGTCCGTCGTTAGGCGGATGGGCATCTTGATCATCTCTTCCGCTTTAAGTTCTGCGGCTGAAACAGAATAGAGGATATTGGAAGCGTGCTTGCCCCTTGCGGGGACATGATCCGTCTGCGGTGTAGCGGTCAGCTCCAAAATCAGCGACGGCGTGAATCGCGCCAATGTACGAAACGACAGATCGCTGCGGCTGTTATGGGCCTCGTCCACGATAACCATCGGACGGTGTAGGCGTAGCAAGTTTGCCATAGACGCGATGGGGCGATTGGTGCCTTCAACCGTTTCCAGTGGGCCTGCTTGCTCTTCGGTCAGGTTGGCAAAATGGTCCATTAACGCGCCCGCGTCATCATAGACTTTCAAGCCCTCGGGATTCTCTTTGCCGCTATCATCTTCGCGGCGGAAAGATTGTATGGTGGACACGATCACAACGGCCCCGCCCGTGGCGTCGGCGCGTGACATCGCCAAGGCCTCAGTCTTGGTCATGACGGTGAAGTTGCGGTTAAAGTCCTTGGCCAGTGCCGCGCGATACGGGTGGCCTTCAGTCTTTAGGGCGTCAACAGTTTGATCAAGAATGGCGGTGGACGGGACAAGCCACAAAACCATCGGGTTAGCTGCCGTCAGATACTCCCGAGCCGCAATACCAATGGAGTATGCGGCCAGTAGTGTTTTACCGCCGCCCGTGGGCACACGCAAGCAAACGTAGGGTGTGCCCTCTGCCACGGCGGGTGCACTTCTGAATGGCATGTTAGTGGCTTTGTAGAAGGCCACGTTTGCCCCGTCGTCGGTTGTTCCGCGCAGGTAGCTGGCGAACCGGTCCAGCGTGATCTTCTGGTATTCTTTCAGTTCAAAATTGGTAGCTGCCATGTCAAACTCCCTCAATCTGATAAGGGATTTGCTTGAACACAACGCCTTCGGCCTTCAATCGGTCAGGCGAAACGGTTGTACCTTCGGCAAAGACCACGCGGGTGCCCTCAAAGCCGTCTGGGGGAGTTGGAAGAGCTGTTAATGCGTCGGGCGTCAAGACATTGCCCATAGCCTCGCGCGGCATGCCTTCCTGCCCTGAGGCAAACAGGAGGTAGACCGCTTTTTCGCCGTGCTTGCCTACATAGGAAGAGGTGCCATCGGCTTTGGCTGGGATCGGCGCACCGGTTTCAGAAAAGAAAATGTGGGCGGCAAGGTCAGGGAAGCTGACGGAGGTGTCGATGTCGCCAAACTCATTGAAAAGTGGTACTCCAAGGCGACAATAGCGAAAACCTCCGCCAAGCCCTTCTACCGGTTTCTCATTGTCGCCGCCTTTGTCATAGCCAACAATTACCCTGCGCATACGCTCGGCAGTAATTTCAGGCGCAATCTTTTCATCCATCTCCACGAGGATAAATTGGCGATCTTCTTCGGATTGTTTGTTGAGTTCTAAAACCGCGTGGCCTGTGGTTCCTGATCCAGCAAACGAGTCTAAAATCAAATCGCCTGGCTGAGAGCCAATTTCTAGAACACGTTTTATCAGTGAAGACGGTTTTGGCGTCGCAAATACTTCCGATTGACCATGAAAAATGTCGAGAATCTGCCGCTTCGCGGCTTGGTTATGCCCAACGTCGCCATGTAGCAGAACGGTTCTCGGAACGATGCCACCAACTTCAAACAGGAATCTCTTATATCGGGGTGTAGAGTTGTTGCCATTCACTCCCCAGTACAACCTGTCGTCTTCAATATGCTTCTTATTCGTCACTTCGGGATACCTCCAAACCGCAGTTGGGGAGGGCCAAATTTCTTCGCCCGTATTGGGGTTTACGACAGGATACCAGCCGTTTGGGCGCTCCTGCTTGTTCTTGTTCGAAGTATAATTGTCTGACTGCCATCTCCCACGCGGGTCATCATCGGGATTCTTGTATTTGTCATCTTGTTCCGCAGATCGAGCAATCTTGTTGGGTGACCATTGCGACTTGTTGCGCGCATAAGCGAGAATGTAATCGTGGTCATCGCTGAAATACTTTGCATCGTTCGCTGGTGCATATTTCTTCTGCCAAACCATCGTCGCTACGAAATTTTGATGCCCGAATATTTCATCCAATAGCATCCTCAACCTATGATTTTCATCGTCATCAATGCTAACAAAAATAGCCCCGTCTGGCTTAAGGAAATCACGAAGCAACCGTAACCTTGGATACATCATGCAAAGCCATTTATCATGGCGGGACAGGTCTTCTGCTTCTTTACCTACAACCTTGCCAAGCCAAGCTTTAATCTCAGGCGATGCGACGTTGTCGTTGTAAACCCAGCCCTCGTTTCCCGTATTGTAAGGAGGGTCGATATAGATACATTTCACCTGCCCGCCGTAATAGGGCAGCAAAGCCTTCAAAGCCTCCAAGTTGTCGCCTTGAACGAGAAGGTTGCCTGCGTCCGGATCACCAGATGACAACTCCCCATCGCAATGGACAAGCCGATAAGGAACCTCGGCGTGGTGATGCTCCACCGCGTCTTTTCCAATCCAGTTCAATGTTGGCATGGCTCGTTCCCTCTCGCACATCCGCTCGGCTTCGGGGCAGAGTCGGCAATCATTGCCATATATTGCGCAGGACATAGGCAAAGGCACAAGACGCAGCGGGCCTCGGAGGTAGCGGAAAGTTCTGAATACTCGCGGTTTTTCTTTGGTCCCACCCGCAAAGAAAACCAAACTCTTGTTACGGGAGACAAGCCCTGGCGCACGACTGCCCGAGTCCACCACCGTTATCCTCGACAAAAAGCTGCATGATGTACGAATGCCCGCAAAGTGAAAGCTGTGTCCAGCGTTGTTACGAGAAGGTAATGGTGGCTCGGGACGGAGATCACCATCTTGAGTGGCCCATTTAAGAATCGAATGCCTTTTTGACTCCCCTCTGTTTCAGCACAAACGCGCCCGCCAATAGTCGGCATCAGCGAGCAATCCTCTAGCCGTTTTCTGCTCAACGCCCATTTCTCGCGCGATCTCGGACAACACCGCGCCACTGTCTGCCAGGCGCAAGGCATGGTCGGCCATGTAGGCTTTGCGCAGCGCAAAGCAGCTGGGTAGCTCTATGATGCAATTGGCGTGGCTATGGCTCAGCTGCGCGGCGGCCTCGAGCCCAATCATTTTAGCGATCCGGTGTTCGTCGTGCATGTCGCCCGGCACATAGAGCTGGCGCCGCCATTTTCTCTTGCCCGTTGCCCGAGTGCCTTCAACCAAGCGCACAGCATTGCCACGGCCGATCACCTCTGCAATCTCAGCAACAGTGTCAGGCAGCGGCACATTCTGCCCACGAGCGCTTGCGAACTCTGCCAGTGGGTAGCGGACTACTTTTGGTAATTCGAGCTGTAGCGCAGGTGCATTACGGGCGCTGGGTTGCTGTCTTGCCCGCCCAGCGCTCTGCGCCGCTTTCAACAGCTTGCGCAGCTGTCGGTTCTCCGCTTCGAGATCGTGATGCTCGCCCATCAGGTTAGCCTTTGGCCTTTGTGACCAGGATCTCCATCCCTTGAGCCGCCAGAATGGCCTTCTTCATTTTGAACACTTCCGTCTCGTGGCCCTTGCGATCCTCAATGACCATGACGCCCAGCGCATTGTCGACATAAACAAAATCAGCCCGGTACATCCGCGGCTGTCGGCCGCTGTCGGTCATGATGGGTCCGTCACGGCCCTCTAAAGCGATATCGACTTGTCGGCGCAGACCGCAGATGTCACCCACCTCCTGCAGTATCAGCAATTCATGCCAGCGCTGGGCTTCTGTCTTGCTGTCAAAGCTAACGCCATCGACCACTGTGCGCTTGGTGCCCCGCACACGGCGCCGGTCCTCTTTGGGTGCCGCTTGCTGTGCCTGATTGAACTCAGCAGCTGTCATGCGCTTTGTCATTTTCTTTTCCTCTGCTCGTACGCTCTGATTTTGTTGCCTGCGAATTTCAGGGCTGCTGCAATGTCTCGGGCTATTGGGTCTGTCTTGGCTCGCGTTGCCTGTGCCTGGTGGGCCCCGCATATTTCGTCGAGGCTATGAAAATGGATGCGCCTTACCGAGGTGGTGATTATTCCTTTCACTGGAGCCTGTAGAACGCAGTCCCCTGCGACTGGATCAATGGTCACCACGGCAACACCAAACACGATGCCATTTCTTTCAGGATCTGAGTGGGGAGACGTCATAGGTTTATCCCTGCTGTCCGGCATTGCTCGACGGTCACCAGCTGAGCCGTGATGCATTCGCCTGCAGAGGCTGCGGTGATGTGACGACAGATGAACGGCTTGCCTTCCAGGATGGTTTTGGCCCGAGCCTTGAGGATCTTCTTTGGATCCACTGGCTCTTTGGGTTTCGTGACAAGCTGGCGCCAGCGTTTCTGTTTCAGCCAGTTTTCAGAATAGAGGATGTACCGGGGCTTGTTGCCTTCCTGCTCAACCGCATAGGCCTTTGCCCCTGCCAGCACCACCTGTGGGTCAGCCCCCTCGCCCAGCGCGGTGCGCAACTCATCCTCGGTTTTCTCTGCATCGCCCATTCGGGGATAGGCACTCGAGAACTTCGAAATGAAATCCTGAAAATCAAATTCCAAGTCTTGTGTGTGGTCGGCGTCAGCCGGACATAAGGTTCTATAATGGTTAAAAGGATGGTTTGGGTGCATCTCCTGCACCGGTAGGGGTGCATTTCCTGCACCTGTCGGGTGCATCTCCTGCACGGGTGCATTTCCTGCGCCCGCTAGATGTTGTGGGACGGGTGCATTTCCTGCACGGGTCGAAGGGAGCGACAATACGGCGCCTAGGTCGATCCGGTACTCGACAGTGAAGCCGTTTTTGCACTTCCTCTGCCCCACCTCAAAGACAATCCCAGCCGAAACCAGTTCAGAGATATGCGTCTGCACGGTGCGCTTACTCTTCATCTCCAGATCGGCGGCCATGTTGCCCTTGCTGACCCAGATGCCGGATCCGTCGTCGCTGGCGGCGTCAGCCATATACAGCAGGATCGACTTCTTCGTCGGCGAACCAACCGACCGGCGCCTGATCAGTGAGTAGAGTTCAATACTCATGCCGCTCTCTCCCTCGCTTGCTCAAAAAACGCAGGTGCATCCGGATCAGTGAGGATCACCAACAAGGCAATGTGGCTGGCTGGTGAGGTTACCGCTCCCCACCAGTTCAGCGCTGTTTGAAAGCTCACGTCGCAATACAGCGCCACTTCACGCGGGCTGTGGAAACGAGCGCGGAAATACGCTGACCAAAGGTCTGGTGCGCTTGCTTTCAGCTCATACGGGTCAAACTGATTTGACCAAGATCTTTGCCCAGCGCCCGCGGTATTCTGCGGACATGGATTTTCATTGTTCACAACCAGGGTCAGGCGGGGACGGCTCATGCTGCGTCCCTCCCCTTTTCTCCGTCTGGCGCTACTTGGAGAAAAGAGAACATCGAGCGCGGTGGCTCATCTATTCCCTTTTCCCGAGCCATCCGGCACAGCGCGTCATACCAGGAAGCAGGGATTGTCCCCTCCTGCATGTGCGTGTGCACGGTGGTCGGTTTTTTGTTAAGACGCGTGGCTACGGCACGGTATCCGCCCAGCGTTTGGATCAAATTTCGAGTGGTCATACATGCTGTTAATACGATATTTTCGCATTTTCAACAGTGCGATCTAAAATTAGTGCGAATAAATCGTATTTTGGCGGATACATCACCATGGACTATTTAGAGATCGAAAAACGCTGCCGCCGCGGAGACACCTCCCCTGAGGCCATTCACAAACGCCTCATTGCAGCTCGCATGATGTCGAGCTTCAGCCAAAAGGAGCTCGCAGCAAGTGCGGGCATTAAATACACGACCTTTCGGTCACAAGAGCAAGCCGGAGCTCCTTCGGTGCAGCTAATGACCTACTTTCTCTCTGCATTCCAAGTCGACTTTAATTTCATTCTTGGCGGAGACCCCGCCCGACTGCCTTCCGACGTTCTTCAAGAGATACTGAAGCACCTCGACTGACACGCCACCAAACTAAGGGCGCGAAAACCCAATTCAAATTCACGCCTAACAGCAACAAAAACCTGGCTACATGCCTGGATACCATTCGATTCCCCCTAATGTTCACGTTTTATTCTCTTTTTGCGAACTCCGGCAAGCCCCCAATAATGGGGAAGTGTACGAAATTTTCGCATTATACCCTTGACCGATACGAGAATTTCGTATCAAACGGAGTTACAAAACGATGGAGAATTAAATGTCTGAAAAACAAACACAGAACATTCATTTGGCCCGCAAAATAGCCCTGCGGCCAGAAGAATACATTGACGATCCAAGCCAGTTCACGACGGCCTGGGTCGCGCTGAAGGCCGCCCGTGGTCAGAGCATCGACACCAGCCGTCTGCGCGCTGCCCACCTGATTGAGCGCCCCCTGCCCGCCTCTGAGCCAACTGAGGTCGAGAAGTGTTTGCAACGGGTGGCTGAAAAGACCCGCGAACTCATTCAAGCCCGACGATCCAATCTGCCGCCAGCCGCTTGAAGACTTTCGCGATGCTGCCCAGTAATATCACCTTCACCGACACCAGCAGCATGAACTCTGCTGCTGCAGGGGCGCGGCTCAGCCGCCACTCACGTGAACAAGCCGCGCCCCTAAGAACACACCCAACAACAGACAAAGGAGAGTGATCGATGGGTGAGCGACCGGTATTTAAGCCTGCTGACCTGAGACGCGCCGTAACGGAATGGGCGGCACAAGGGTTTTCTGTGCGAATAGAACCCGACGGAAGTGTTTTAATCACTCCACCTACTGCGCAGCCATCCCAAGATCCCTTTGACCTGGTAGATATGAAACGATGAGGCGAGACCTTCCAGCACACGTCTATGACAAGTACGGCATCCTGTATTTCCAGCGAAGAGGCTACAAGTCTGCACGCATTGCCTCACGACCCGGCAGCAAAGAGTTTGCCCTGGAGTACGCCGCGCTGCTGAATGGCGCACAACCTGCCCCACCGTCGGGGAAGACTTTCTCGTCGCTGGTGACGAGCTATGAGCGCAGCCAGCGATATCAGAACCTGGCCCCTCGCACTGCACGGGACTACGACAAGGTGCTGGCATGGGTACGAAAGAAGCTCGGTCCACTGCCAGTCGACAGTATGCGTCGCAAGGATTTGATCCGGGCACGTGACGCCAACGCTGAAACCGTTCGGTTTGCCAACTACATCGTGCAGGTCGTGCGCATCCTGCTCGAGCATGCCATCGATATTGGCTGGCGTGATGACAATCCTGCCAAAGGCGTATCGCTACTGAAATCTGAAACTCCAGCTCGGCAACCCTGGCCACCTGAAAAGATCGACGCATTCAGAAAACACGCCAGCGGGCGCGCGCTGCTGATATTCGAACTGTGCCTTGGGACAGGTCAACGCATCGGGGATGTGCTCAAAATGCGATGGAGTGACATTGAGAGCGACGGCATTAACGTCACCCAAGGAAAGACCGGTACGGTGCTATGGGTGCCCTTCACTGCGCCGCTAAGAACGCTAATTTCCGAAACACCTAAAGTCGGGCCGACAATATGCGCCTGGGGGCGTGGCAAGCCGTCAAGTTACCGCAGCGCCCATGAACTGGTCATGAATGTCCGCAAGCAGATTGATGGGGTTGACTACGACCTACACGGGCTACGCTATTCTGCAGCGGCGGAGCTCGCATCACTCGGTTGCTCAGATGAGCTTATCATGGCCGTAACTGGCCACCAGACACGAGCAATGGTTGCGCGCTACGCTGGGTCTGCCCGGCAAGTATCAAGGGCCAAGGAAGCCCAAAAGCTCCGAAAATGACGGGCCCGCTTTAATGGCCTCAGAGGCCAGCCCAAATCCTATGTGCATTTAGAGCCTCCAAGCTCGGGCGCAGGTTTTCCTTTTCCGGAAAAGCAATGAAACTACCATTCAACATACCATAATGCTCGGATCCGCCAATCTCAGGCGCGAGCAGCACTCTGTATTCTCCGTCGATCGCGAGGAAGCCTTGATCGAAAAGCGAATGGATATCAGCGCGCAACAGCATCCCGTTAGGGATCCCATTTGAATGCTCGCCTTTGTAAGGGGAGATGTGGGCCGCCTCGAGCCCTGCAAGAACATCACAACCGGTTATGCAGCAGCGAGCATCATAAGCTCCGATAAGAGCATTTCGAAAACCTGCCTGGCCGCGCCGCTTGGCCACAAAGGACAGTGCAAACTCGCGCAAATCCTGATCTGACAATTCCCCTTCCGGCGTCTGGGGTTCCGATACGCTAAGAATTTTCGCTCGAGCGGCCGTTGCGTCTTGTTCAATTACTTCCAAATCCAGCTCGCCGTTGTCAGCAAGCCCACTAATCGTAAAATACCCTTTTTCCCAATTCGTAACGAAGCCGAGCCCTAGCACGTCATATTCCGCTCTGGGCTTATCCTGCCGCTTTATGAGGAAGCCCACCGGAATGCGCTGTTCCATGCAGAGCATCAGCCCACGGTTGCCTGCAGACTTATCTCGTTCGGACGGATCGTGCCGCTCCTGAAAATATTGACATGTCCAACTACCATCCGGGCGATACTCCACATCTTTATCCGGATATGGTCCATCCTGCAGTGTACGAACACTCAACGCATGATCTGTATAACTAGGCTTGTATATGCCCTTTGGGGCCGACGATAATCGAACACCCTGGTCAGCGCGGTCCTTCATCTCGGCCCAAGAAACACGGCGTCCGCGGTTTTCATTGAACCAAAGCAAGGCACTTAAATGCGGACCCTCCAAGCCTTGCAGTGCATCATTTAATGTTAGCATCACGCCCCTCTTAACAATTCGTTCACCAAATTTCTTGAAAATCACGCTATGCGTGTATGGAAAGCTGAAGCATCAAAAACAGAAGACAGGCAACCTAGCAAGTGGGGACATGTACTTGCAGTCTCTGAGACAGAAGCGCTGGACCTGTGCCAACGAACCAGCGGTCTCCCGTTCAATTGGGTTCACGCCATGCAGGAGCGTATGCTCTGGCCTGGTGCGTCGGGAGAGATGACAAATTGGTCTGAGTAGCCCTTTTTCCTGCTGTCGCCCCACTTGAGGCGTTTGCGCCGTAACCTGCCGTTCGTGCAAAACACGTCCAACGCCAGTTCCCAGCCCATAATGGACATGGCTGATCCGAACCTCCGACGGGAAGCGAACGTTCCCTGCAAGTGCGAACCAAACTCAAACAGAGTCTCTAAACAGACTTTGCATACCGACTGAAGTACCGTAGCTTGTCTAAATGTTCCGTTACACCTGCGCTTTTCAACGACTATTCAATTGGTTATGCATTCTCTCGATACAATCGATAAGACGATATCATTTAAAGTTCGGAAAAAGTATGTTCCCAAATTATATTCGCGATCTACCGCTCCCAAACGACAGTATTTCACCGAAGCTGAAGTCGCTGCTCACACCAATCGGTTTAGACCCCTTCGAGCGCCCAGAAATATCATCGCGCTATGAGCATGATCAGTACGGCTCGCAATACGAAGCCATCCACATGATTATGGCCTTAACAGATGGGCCTGAGACAATTTCAGTGGACGATTTTGAAGAAACGTCTGACGGCGTCGTGAGCTTTTCAACTCCTATTGTTGACAAATTAGGTGGGCTGACTGACCCAGCCCCTAACATATCAGGCCATGACTATGTCGTGGCGTCTTCCGGGAACGGTTCTTTCTATACTTATCATTTAGCTGAGAAAGTATGGATGACACTAGGCTTGTCACCTCGATGTATCGGCGGAAGTGATCAAAAAATCATATTTGATGATTTATCTCTTCCTGAGTTTGGTGTGGCTGAGGGCGAAATTTCTAGTTCGTATCATTTTGAATCCAGCCGAAACGTCAGTTGGCGAATGTCCAATGAGTACCTTAGAAATTACCTTTGGATGCGTGGAAAATACGGGACGAGGGTTTTCTTTTACGAGGCAAATATTACTGAAACTCCCGATATTACTGCAATGCTGGGTACAGAAACACACGTCACCTTGAAGCCTGAAGGCGGGTGGTATGACCTATGCGTCCAGCGCATCAACAGTGAAGTCCGGGTACAGCTTTGGGCTGTGGTTTGCGCAATCTCTCCCGAAAAATGTCAATTACAATCAGCGGATAACTTGACTTGGCCTGGGGTGAGCGGAGTGATGAATCATCAGCGCGCCAACGCCCTTATGAATACTTCAGTCATGTATCTTTGTGACAGTTTTCTGGATCGCTACGAGCAAAATAGCTTTTACGACACCACACCTTTTTACGGGTATGGCAGTTGGACATGCAATCCATCGTACTCTGGGCAATGGTCCTTCACTGACTGCCGTCGCATAGGTCGAAACTTGATAAAGGTGGGCCTCCGAGAATTGTATAAAGGCAAGCCAGACAGAGAAATAGTTTGGGCGCACTCGCATGTTGTTGCTCAAGGTGTGGTTGATCAAACTGACTTGAGCGAGGAGCATATCGTTGCCAAGGTTCAACGTTTTCTTGAGGCGCTTCTGGACCTTGCGGATGGGCTAGCATGGTTAGCGGAAGAATTGGGAACCGCGAGTGTATCCTGCGAAGAGTTGATTGGTATATCGCGCGAAGAGCTAAGCGCTGAGCGGTGGCTACCTTATCCCAAGCTTAGCCGCCTTGCTCAGGTTGCTCCCCTTGACATGACAGAGCAACAATTTCTCTCACGGTGCAAAGAAATCCATGAACTATGGCAAAAGCTTCCCAATGGTGTCGTCAGGAGGATAGTTGATCAAGGAGGCCACGACGTGAAGACATACAAAGGCTTCGGCAGCCTGAAACTCTTGCAGATTATGACAAATGTTCTCGAGCGGCTTAACCGTAACCACGAGACAACGGCCAACTTCAGTGCAGATCATCAAGATGCAGAAGTGATTGATCGCAATCCTAAACTGGCATCACTTTTCCTGACAGCTGACCTTCGAAATGCAGATGCTCACAACGGTGGATCAGTATCGCAGACACTTAGCGATCTGGGGTTCGATATGTCTCAAACGAATTCAGGCTATGGAAGAGCATTAGACTACGTCTTTGATCAAAATATTACTTCCTTCACCCATGTAGCTGCGGAGGTCAGCGCCTTACGAAAACGAAGTTCTTAGGGTTACCTCGCGGCACGCGGGGATTGGAGATCGATATGCAAAATGAAAGCGTAAAACTAGCTTACTGCTGCAACAATAAGGTCTGCACCGCTGGACAAGACCTCCTGGCCAATGCTCGCTAGTGGGATGTTGCAAACCTGCCGTCGATGTTTACGGTACGAACAACCGCTTTACGATACGGGCAAAAACAGCGCGGGCCTTTTGGCAGGCGGCAATCAGCTTAGGCTGTCCCTAGGTATATCGGCGTTGCCTTCAAGTCGATAAGCGGCACATTACACAATTCATGTCGAAGACTGTTCATCGCACTGTTCACATCGTTCCATGTATTGAGCGCCACGGTGACTTCAAGCGATTTCTCGATAGGTAAGACGGCAAGCGCGTGCTTTCGAAGACTGCCCGTACCATGGATTTCAGGCGTTCTAGCTTTGTCTAACCGTTCAATCTTCTTCATCAAGATGTCCACCGCCGGATCAGGGAAAAACTCGCTAGCGTAAAATCGATCAACAAAGTCTCGGTATAGTGGGGGAATACTTTGAAAATCCATCACAAGCGAGTGCTGTAAGCCTTTGGGCAGATCACTCCACTTTGCAACGATCTTTCTAAATGCCTTCTTTTTACTGTTTGCACTGTGGTAACGCTCATATTTGTCGGGTTCATTGAGAAGAATAAGAAAACCAAGATACTTGTCCCAGAATGACCGAGCTAAGGTAATCACAGAAATCGCTGACTTGAGCATATCGAGCTTTGTTTCAAACATCCAAAAATCCTCAAGTGTGTCCGGCAGGCTATCAGAAAGCTCGTTATGAGCGATCCCGCTGATCTTGCTATTCCAATTGCCTGCAACAACGCCGTTTTCCTGCGCTATGAACGCATAGGTCAGACGCAAGTCCGTGAGGGCCGCGAGTAGCTTTGCGCCATTGTCCCGATGCTCCAAGGTTTGAAATGCATTGGCCATGAAGGTTCCGTATGCACTGGATGGGCCAACTTTTTTGGCGGTGGCCCGACAAACGAATTCATCAAATATCTGGTAATCTGCAAGTGAGTTTAAGGTGAACAATCCAAAGCCCTTTTTGTAACTAGTTTTGCACTATCATGTCTCGGTCTCTTGCCGCTCCACCTTTGCTAAACCAGAGGCTCTCACGTCAGCTTCGCTAACAAAAGATGAAAGTAGGAGGCAGAACTTACGGTAAGATGCTGTTTGATGAAACCCCACCAAAGTCAGGATTGGTCCGCTGATCCGTCGGCCACGACAAGACTTTGCAAAGGTTCCTATCTGCGCATTTCTGACGTTGATGCAGAATGCGTCTAATAGCTGCTCCCAGCCCTTTTACGACCTTGGTGCCCGGCACCGCATCCGGCACTAAGGGCCGTCCAGAACGGTTCACGCCTCGCCAGAAAACTCAAGTGCCTGAACTGCATAGTTTAGAGCATCAGCTGTCGTAGAGTTTACTTTTTTGAATTCTTCCCATGATGCCGAAGGCAATAAAAATCGGGTCTCAGAAGTTTGTGAGGAAATATTTTCAAGAAAATGTTCCATGCCGTCCAAACTGATTAGGGCATTCACCACGATATCGATTTCATCCAGTTCGAGCAGGCCAAGATCGGCTGTAAGCTGCTCAGAAAACAACCTATGTATTCGACCAACAGATAAGAACTCATCGTTTGGGCGCTGAGCTTCAATATTTTTCTTTAGCGCACGTGCATAGTTTCGGAGCTCTGCAGCCAGTATCCGTCGCAGTGCTGTGCGCCTAGAGCCGAGCTGCCTTCTATGTTCCTCTCGCGCATTTTTGGAATTGGCGCGTAGCGTCCAGATTACACCAACAAAACCAACAACACCCACGAGCGTTGTTTGGAATTGCTCTAGGATCGCAAGGAATTCTGGGCTTGTCATCTAATGCCTGCAACTTTTGAGAAATGTGAAGGCAACATGCTCTAGTAATTGTTGGCAAACAACTCCCAATCTGCGCCGACTACGGATTCTCGGTGCTTGATATACTACCATAAATATCTGCTTCGACGGGCCGCATTGCAGCATCGCGAGAGTGAGTTGAGCAGCGGCTTTGGACCGTCCCCGTGATTTTCAAAGTACCCTTTCTGCGTAATGTTGCTGTTGGAGTTAGCCGCAGTGGATGTCCAGTACTCGCCTTATTGAACCAATAACCTTGCACTATTGCTTCGCAACTTTCCTGTTTTGTTTCCACTTCATTCCGCCTATTCCGCAACGCATACTGCATAAAAATCAGCTACTTGGCTACGGATTGCAAATCCGTGTACACGAGTTCGATTCTCGTACTCGCCTCCAAATATTTTCAATGACTTACGGATATCCTCCAATGCAAGGATCGCATATTTTACACAGCGTTTTTCAGATTTGTTCACTGTTCAGCCCCTTTTGCTTGTTTCAGAAGGTGTGACGTCGGCACCTAACGCCTCCTGTGCCTTGGCCTTTGACAGACTGGTTAACGCTGTGACATGGGCTCCGCGACGCTTAGCGAGTTGCACGAAACTACCCGACGGGCGGTGATCAGGACGTTGAAGGTGCTGGATGACTTCAATCGCGAGGGTTCAGGCATCGAGTTGACTTTTCACTGCGCGCAGAGCGGGTTGTGCGCAACCTGAACCGGATCAGCGTGCGGCGTGGTAAACCCAAAATCCGCATCACGATCCTCAACCACTACAACGCTCTTGTCATACCTGACACCGAAGCCGTAGGAAAAATCCGCTTGGGCAAATGGTGGCCCGGCCCAAAGCCGATTTGTGCAACAAGGCCTTTTGGTACTGCGACAGTGGGGCTCCGCAAACTTGGCACCCTCTGGTCCGGTCTGACAGACGTGACGCACACCGACACTATTCGACCAAATCAATTGAGACGGTCCAGCGGCAGATCCCAGGGCAGTCAGCAGCACATCTGGTAGGAGATGTTAGAGGGAGGGCCATCCTCCATATGGTGCAAACTCCAAACAGGTAAGACCGCCCCCCGGTGATCCCCGCCACATTCCACACCAATGGCCCGCATGAAGGCCGGGAGTTAACGCCCCGCCCCTCATTATTATGTCAAAGTGCTCTCAGCGCGGAACACAAAAGAATCCTAGAACAGTTGCAAATCTTTCTCACCGCTTTGGATCTCGGCGAGGTTCGGCATGTTCAGGATTGCCAGGGGTGCTGGTGACTCGCCCGGCATCGCAACTGTCGGCTTCATAGCCGCTCCCATTCCAAAGGCGGGTTGCTTCAGCTCCCCTCGGATATCGCGCAGTAGCGTTTTATGATCCGGCATCGTTTTGATTATCTGCGCAAGGTCAGCTTGTGCGCCCTTCTTCCATTGGAACCAAATCGGTTTCTTCAACGGCCGCAGACGATCGCGGATACCAGCACCATAGCCCGTGTCATAGACCTGTTTGCCCAAAAGAACCGTCTGATAAACACGATAGTCAAATAGCGTGGCGAACTCGATATCGTGGTCCATCGGCAGGCGGTGCTGCCACAGATCCAGGTTCTCGGCCAACCGATCCGATATCTTCATCTCTGTGCGCGCATCGATCCAATATTGGTCATCCGTGCGGTTGCCCAATCTATAGTGCAGGCAGATGAAATCCAGAACCTCTTCATTAAGCTTATTCACCTGCCGATTATATCTTGCCCGCAGGGACGGATCGATGTCTCGCGTGGGCAAGTGCTCAGCGAACCAACGCACCGCATGATCAATCATATGAATCGCAGTACTCTCTAACGGCTCAATAAACCCGCCGGAAAGACCGATCGCCACACAGTTCTTGACCCAAGCATTGCGCACACGCCCGATGCGCAACGGGATCACGCGCGGCGTCGCCCCTTTGCCGCTGTCGCCCAGCCATTCGAGATATTCATCTGCTGCCTGATCATCTGTACGATGCGCGGAAGAGAACACATACCCCGTTCCCACACGGTTGTAGAGCGGCACCCGCCACGTCCATCCTGCACCAAGTGCAGTCGATCGCGTGAGGCTTTCGATTTTCTCTGGATCGGGGTGTCCAATTTGCAAAGCGAGGGCACGATCGTTGGGCAGATAGTCCGAGTACTCCACAAACGGCTCGCCAAGTGCTTTATTGATTATCAACCCGCGAAACCCGGTACAATCTACGACCATTTCGATGTCATGACGGCCCTTGCGCTCTAGCATCAGATGGCTGACGTTGCCCTGCTCATCCAACTCAACCGATTGCACTTCATCTTGGATATGCTCGACACCGCGCTTGGTGCAGATCTTGGTAAGCATGCCTGCAAATTTAACTGCGTCCAGGTGATACGCATACCCAAACCGCTGCTCAAATTCGGGCTGCCCCAATTGACGCGCGCCTTTGCATAGGCGGCCCAAATGATCGTGTGGCGAAATGGACTGAGTAAAATCTCGATCCCCATTGCCAAAGCGCAAGAAATATTCGGCGGCCTCTAGCCCATGCATCATCTGACCGTGAGCAAAGGGATTGACATAATCGATGCGATTACCCTTGGCGTCCTTGTTCCAGTTGCAAAACTTCACCCCAAGTTTGAACGACGCATTGGTCTCGCGGAAAAAGTCCCGCTCTGAAATGCCCGCCTCACGGATCATGCGTGGCATGCGCGGAACTGTGGCCTCGCCGACCCCTACGGTGGCGATATTGGGGCTCTCAATCAGGCAGATGTGGGGACGATCTTTAGGCGCCGAAGTGCGGGAAAACATCATATCCAGGTTCAGCGCGGTCATCCAACCTGCCGTGCCGCCGCCCACAATGGTGATTTTTCGCAAACGATTGTCCAT